GCCTGCGCCCTTTGCGGCATCTGCAATGGAACCACCGGACACCAGTGTTTTACCGGCGCTAGTCACCATTGGCGTGACGATCTTGGCCGTGTTCGCGCTCATCCCCAATCCCTGCAGCCCTGAGTTGACGGATGACCCGACACCAGCAGTCAATGCCGCCATGATGGCCGGGTTGGTGCGCACGCCATCGAATATCCCCTGCGCAGCGTTCCCGATCCCACCCAGGAAGCCGCCGCCGTTGTTCGGGCCGGTGCGCCATCCGGCATCCAGCATGGCGTTGGCCTGCTCCTTGGAGTTGGGTTTCCCGAGTCGGTTGTCCTCGCTCCAGTCGCCAGCATCATGAATGCCTTGGGCAGTGGAATAGGCCTCGTCTGGCGTCATGCCTTCCAACATAAAATTGACGCCTTCCTTTGGCGCCTTGAACTTGCCATTCGCAAGAATCCCGGGCTTGGCCGCCACTTCGGACAGAAACTGCTCGCGGGTTTTGACCAGCGGTTCAGCCTTCTTTTCGGTGGCAACGCCGGTCTGATCCCACCATGGGCCACTCGGTTCTGTGGCTGGCGCGGTGCTGTCTTCGTACCATCCAGACATGGCCGGCCCCTATCCAAAGATGGCGGTAATCGCCGCGGCTGCACTGGTGTGCCAGTCGCCCTGAATCTGGTAGCTGTCGGCCAGGTACTGCTGCACCGACTTGATGGCCGCGTTCTTGGCTTCAGCCGACAGGTCAGAGGTCTGGATCGTCGTGATCGTATTGAGCCCCCAGTTCTGGATCGAAGTGGCCGATGCCGTCTGGTTCGCCAGGTTGTTGTAGAGCTGCGTCGATTGCTGCAGTTCCTTTTGGGCGTTGATGTTCGCCGTGGTGTTGTCGCGGCTGGTCTGGTTGTTGTTCTGAGCAATTGACCATGAAGTCTGCGCGTTGGCATTGGTCTTGGCTGCGTCGGCGTAGGTGGCAGCGTCAGGCTTTGCGATCTGCAGCGCGGCGTCGTACATTGCCGAATCACCAGCGGTCTGCGCCATGCTGGAGTTCTGCAGTCCGCGGGCAATCATGCCCTGCTGGGCACCGGCCCGGGCTTTTTCAAGCAGCCCTGATCCACCGGAGAGAATCCCGGCAATCCGGCTTTCCACGGTCTGGTCTGGCGTGACGTTCCATGTACCAGCGCCCGTGCTACCGGATGCGGTTGTGGACGATGATCCACCCGTCCCACCACCGGCCGCGCCTGGTGCACCTCCAGATGCTGCGCCGCCCGCACTGCCCTGGCCGCCAGTCGATCCACCACCAAGAATGCCGCCGTCGCCCCATCCGTCGCCCATACCCCGGGCTCCGAGCCCGTTCTGCGCATAGCTGATGTCCTTGCCGGCATAGATTCCACCGGGCGCGAAGTCCCGCATGTCGGTGAATGCCCCCGAGAACGTCCCGTTGCGGATCGCATTGGCGTGCGCCGGGTTCAGGTTCTGCACAAAGCTCGCGTAGTCGTTGGCGCCGGCCCCGTTCGGGTTGTACTTGCGATAGTTCTGCCATGCAGACTGCAAGGCCGCGTCACCTGTTGGATTGGACGCGCCGGCAATCTGTTTGGCTTGGGTCGTCATCTGGTGAATCTGGTCCTGATTCGTGATGCCGTGTTCCTGCGCCCAGCGGTTGGGGTCGAATCCTGGCTGTGCAAACTGGTTCTTGATCTGGTCGGCCGTGTAGTAGGTCCCGGCGATGTCCATGCCGCCCGGGTTCGTCTGTGCTGTCGGTGCGGGCTGGGCTGCTGGTTGCTTTGTCAGCGCACCATTGGCGCCGTTGAAGTTGTACCCCAAGCTCGCTGCGGTTCCGTTGATGTCGGCTGCGGTGTAGTTCCGGCCGCCGATGTCGGTCGCCTGCTTGATCTGGTCGGCGTTCAGGCCCATGGTCGATGCCTGCTGGGCGATCTGCTCCGGGGTCTTGTCCTTCATCCAGGTCTTCACCTCGTCGTCCGAGTAGTTGAGGATTCCCATGGCGGTTCTTTCTTTATTTGATCGGGTTGGCGGCTGCCAGGAGCGAGGTCTTGTGCTGGCTGCTGGAGTTGGAACCAAACCAGAACGAGAGCACCATCACCAGTGCGCTGTCCATGGTTCCGAGCACGCGGCCGATGATGATGGGGTCTGCCCCGGGCGGGACCTGGTTGAACAGCAATGCGGCCTCTGCGGCAAGTGTCAACGTCACGATGATCCAAGTCAGGATGGAAGGCGTAAAAGAGTGCGTCTGCACCGCCATGTTGCGCGCGCTGTCACGGTCCTTGAACTCCAACTCGGCGTACTTGAATCCGCGTTCCTTTTCGTCGTTCTGGAATTGCAGTTCCAGCCTGCGGATCTCGGCCAGGTGCTCGGCGGTCAGTTGCCCGTCCTTGAACATATTGGCGATGCTTGCCTGCGTTGCGTCCGGGATGCCGAGAACCGAGCCCAGTGCGGAGACTGCAGCGCCAGCCAGTGGGCCGCCCAAGGCAGTCGCAACGGTTGGCGCCAGGGATTTGAGTGTGTCTAGCCAGTTCATGTGAAGTTCCTTGTCCCGTGGTTGTCGATCAGCAGCACATCGCCGCGTGGTGTGTCGGAGAAACTGGTGTGCACCCATCCGCCGCTTTGCGAGTCAGGAAACTCGCATATCAATTGGTCGAACACGATGCCGCTGCTGCGTAGCCGTGTCACAAGCTGCCGCGGTGTTCCTTGTGTTGGGCATGTCCAGTCAGCGGCTTGGCCCTTGGAGTGAGACTTGAGCGCAAAGTACGCAGCCCACGACGAATCGGTTACGGGTCTGGAGTGCTTCATGCACCACACCTTGTAAGCGCCATCGCAAATTACGCGCTCCAGCGCTTCACACCGATAGCCGCTGTGTACGCGGATGGCATTGCCGTTCAGATACGAGCGCATACCCTCAAGCCCAAGCGCTGTATTTCTGAGCGCAGATACCACTTCCAACGGCGCATCGTTGTCGATGCAAAGACGGATGGCGGTGTCAGAGCGCGTGAACTCGTCAAGCGTGAAGTGCGGGCTGAGTTGTGTCATTTGCGCCTCTCAATCAGCCGGTCAAGCTTGGAATCAAGATTCCTGAACTGGTCGCGCATTTGCTGCATGGCGTCCTTGAATGCGTCGTTCTGCAGAGTTGCTCGCTGGTGCAAGTTGGATGATTCGGCCTTCAACAGCTCCACATCCTTCTTGATGTCTGCAATCGCCCAGACAACCATCGCCCCCTGGCACAACATGGCAAAAATCAGTGATAGCGGTACCTTCTTGTCGAGGTGCCATTGATCGTCGTGTCGTTTTGATGGCTCTGTCATCACACATCCATCCTGAATGTGGCAGCGCATTGCTTGTCAACTGCGGTAGCCGACAACACGCTGGTTTTCATCTCCACCTTCAGCGAACTCTCAAACCGCAGGCATTGCCAGTTGTTTGACAGGATCATCTCTGGCGTCGGGATGCCGATGCCGGTGGTCACCTGGGTTGTGACACCTCCGACCGATGCAGTCTGGAAGCCAGCATCAGTTGAGGTGTTCGGTCCAATAATGTCCGTTCCAATAGTCCCCACTGTGCTGACTGCTGGAACGCCTTGTGTAATTGGCCCAAGCACAACCCGATTACCAATAGTCTGCGTTGTGTAGGCCAGTGTGTAGACAATACCGTCGACAGTGACGCGGAAGGTGGCCGTGAAGGTCGCGCTATCGTGCGTCGGGCTGATGAGGTTGAATAGGAATCCTGCGCCGGTCTGGTCTGTGACAGTGACATACGTGTCAGCAGTCGCAACAGAGACTTGATTGCCGCGCAGAGCAAGCGCAGTAAAACCAGCCGCCGCGCCTAGATTCTGATTTGTAGTCTGCGCACTTTTGACATATACCAGCGCCTTGGCAATGGAAATCGCACTCAGATGCTTCGGGTTGTTGGTGTAGCGGTTGCCACCGCCAATCAACACTGATGCCGGCGCGCTCATTCAAGCACCCACTTGGTAAGGGTTGATGACCATTGCCACGTCATTGGGAAAGGTGGGTTCATAGTTACGGTTCCGGTTGTTGATTGGGCATACCCTTGTGCGGTCGCAGATCCGAATTCAATGGTGTTTGTGGTGAGGCCATTGATGGGGGTGACGCAGAAGCGATCTGCGTCGGCTGGAGTTGCGGGGGCAGTCACAGCGCAAGAGGCAGTCGTCAGCCAGTAGTTCTTCCCGGCTACTGCGGTTTGTGTGGCTCCAGCCACTTCCTGCTTTGTCAGGGCGCCGGATGGCCCGGTTGCTCCGGTAGCTCCCGTTGCACCAGTTGCGCCAGTCGCCCCGGTCGATCCCGTGCCAGAGCTGCCAGCAATGTGGAAATACCCGGTCGTCGCGGAGTACCGTGTCGACAGTACCGCCCCCGCTGGAATGTCAGTCGCCAGCAAGGCCGTGCTATCCCGGCGCCGAATCGACTTCACGCCCAGGCTGTTTACGTTGATGGTGGACGCCCCGGTGTTGGCAAACAGGGGGCTGAAGTTGACCTCCAGGCCGTCCACGTACCCCGATGGGGTGTAGGGAAGCGTTACGACGTAGGCGTCAGCAATGCCGGTATCGGGTCCGAATGTGACTGTCCCGCGCTTGATCTCGGCTTCGGTTGGCAGCTTGTTGTCCATTACCTCAATCGCGTCGCTCAGGTCGTTGACATTCGCTGACAATGCTTTTGTTACAGCTGCTACAGCTGAAGGTGGCGTAAACAATCCAGTCATCTTGCGAGCCTTCGTGGTGTTTGGTGAATGAGCACGCCTTGGAGCGTGTGCCCCAGGTCGATGTCACTCTTGGAATAGAAGATCAGGCCCATATTCAGACCTGACCCTGCGATGTCGAACTCCGGTGAATTGACGGTGCGGGCGTCATAGAAGAACTGGCCCCAGGTGCTGACATCCCAGTACCCGCCAGTCCCCTGACCGGTCACGGTTTGCAAAGCGTGGGGTGCAATGTCGACGTCGCCATACGAGAATTCAGGCTGAAAGCGGATCGACGTGTAGCCGACCGAGCTCATCTCCAGCACAGCCTTGCGGTACCGCTTGATCACCCGGGGTGAGCTGGTGTTGTTGAACGGCATGCGGATGTAGGCCTCGATGTCGGCACCGTCAAAGCTCGATCCCTTGTCGGCCTGGTACACATAGCCGTTGTCGGCGCCGAAAAACACCACATCCTTGCCGGTGGAGTCCTCTCCCGAGCATGCACAGGTCACATTGACCGGGTACTGAAACTCCGTGAAGCCGACGACCTTGGTGCCGTTGACCGTCATGATGATCCCGCTGCCGTCATTCCCGTAGAGTCGGTATTGGCTGCGCGCGCGGTAGACCGCTGATGCCACCACCTTGGACCGCATGGCATCCACCAGGCGCTGAATCCGCTCGCTGACTGGCTTGTCGGCAAAGTTGCCGTAATCCTGTGTCGCCACGATCTGGCGAATCCCCTGATCGTCCAGCCCGTAGGTCGCGCCGATGGTCTGCATCGTGTTGGTGATGGCACCGGCTGTCTCGCTCAAGGTGTCGAGCACAAAGTCTGCCGCCGTGTTCCCGGTCAATTGGCCGGCCTTGTTGCGCGAGAAAACCACCATGGCCTTTGCCGTTGGCGCGTACCCGGTGATGGTGTCACCCATACCGATCTCAGTCCCGCCAATGACCGCTGACCACTGGTAGGGGCCAAATACGCTGCTGCTCTGCGATGACCCGTAGAACGACAGGTGGAGCTGGTTCTTGTAGACCGCGATGTTTGTCGGCTTGTCCAGCGTCATTGTGGAGTTGATGGGCACAAACACGGTTCCATCGAACTCGAATGCCCGCCCGACTCCGCTCACGCCATACATGCGCTGGGTGTCGGTCGAACCCGTGAAGTTGTGGTTGACGCACTTGTAGGTGCCCAGTGGCGCCAGGGTGATCGCGGATGAATCACCGGCAATCGTGGCCACGTTCAGGTTTGCACCAACGTTCAGGTTTTCCGCCTGGAATGTTCCGGTCTGGCTGGCGAAGATCAACCGTCCCGCTGCAGTTCCGGCCGCCCATGATCCGGACTCCAGCACAACTCGGGTGATCACGGCCGTGGCCGCGCTGGTTGCCCCGGTGATCGTGTTGCCTTCGGCCACCACGTAGGTTCCGCCCGATGTGAATGCCACTTCCCGACCCAGAGCCACCAATGACCAGCCGCCAGAGGTGGACTTGTACATCTCACCCGCTGATGCGCCGGCATTGTCTTGAAATGCGTAGACCACGCCCTTGTAGACGTGCACACCGCGGATCTGGCGCGCGGCGCCGTTCACCTTCAGGATGTCGGCCCGGTACACGTCGGCCGCTGCGTTTGTCGCCACGGCATCGTCGTATCCGCTGCGGTGGCCGTTCAGAATGGGAGCCGCCGTCAGGGTTCCTTGTGGAGCAGCGGCGACGTTGATGGTTTCGCCGGAGACAAACGTTCCCGTCAGTTTGGTGATCAGCAGATACCCGGTACCGACTTCGGTCACGTATCCGGTCGCTGCTGAAGTCACGCCAGTAATGGTGTTACCAACCGCAACCGCCCCGGTCAGCGTGTAGGCCAGGTAGTAATAGACCGCAGCCGATGGGCTGGGCCGGCCGTCGTAGCGCTCGAAACCGTCAATGCGTGGATAACCGCCATGGATGCCGGGCTCGTAGTTCATGGCCGACAAAGCCATGCCTGGATCAATCGACAGGACGGGCGTGATCAAGTCCAGCCCTCCGCCGAACTTGACGTAGCTCGTGCTGATCGGGACTTGAGGGAGCTTCATGCCAGTGGCCCTGCCATCTCAATTGGTGGCAATTGATCAATTTCCAGATCGCGCATCAGGCGGCTGTACTCAATCTGAGCAGAGGCATACAGCTCCGCGGCGCCCTGGTCGGCGGCGTAGTACATCACGGCCTTCCAGACGATGACCATTTGGAACTGCGCTGGAATCAGCGGTTCGTCGGCATTGGCCGTCATGGTCTGGGCGCGCTTCCAGTACTCGCCGGCCACCGTGTAGATGGCATCGGGCGTTGGCCAGAACACTAGAGACTTGTCTGGCCGGATTGCGAACTCGGTAGGCTTTCCGGTTTGAACCACACCAATCAGGCGAAAGGCCTTCATGCTGGGCCATTGGCGGTAGGCCAGTCTGCTTTCGTCTGCAACTCCGGTCGCCGTCAGGTACGCGCGCATGTCGCGCTTCTCCCACGTAGCGTGTTCAGACAGGCTGACTGCGCTTGGCAGGTAGGTTGACGATGCCGCGATGGTCGGGAATGTGAAGTCAAACCGCATGAAGTCCCATGTGGCGTGCTTGTTCTGCACGTCCTGGTAGGCGGTCAGCACCCAATCCACGATCTTCCCGAGCTCTCCGGTCTGCGAGGCAACCGTCACCGGGCCGGTGCCGCTGATGGCGGCCTCCTGCCTGGCGCGCTGGCAGAGTTGCAGGAAATTCATCAGCCCGCCTCAGCCGCGACTGCACGCTCCCACGACTTGCCCAGCGGGTTGTCGTCGCGCATGATGGAGTAGTCGTACTTCAGCGCCGTGTGGGGGATGTTCACAATGTCCTTGACGCCATCAGCATTGATGACTTCCTTCTGCGTGAAGACGGTTTGTTTCAGGCGCAACAGGCGGTCAACAAAGTAGCGGGGGACGGTCTTGGTTTCACCGCGGCGGAAGAATTCCAGCTTGCCGTTGATGTTGATCTCGAAGCACTGTTCTGCGTTCTTGTCAGTCGTGGTCCCGATGCGGATGGTCACAGGCTCGGCCATGAATGCCAGCATCGCCATCTTCTCGCCGTCATAGGGGTGGTCGTTGACCTTGGCGATCAGTGACGGCTCCAGCGCGTCTTCTGCCTTGCCTTCGCTTTTCAGCGTCCGGTCGTTGCTCTGCCCAATGTCCAGTTCGCGGGAATCGCGCTCGCCGGTCGGAATGACCGGGCTGTTTAGCGCCGTGCGTGGGATACCTCGTGCCATTTGAAACTCCTTGAAGAAATGAAAAAAGGCTCCCGAAGGAGCCTTTGCTTGCGTGGCTTGTTTTACGAAGCCTGAGTGAAGGTGATGCCAGCGGCCACCTTGGACCGTGCGTAGGCAAACCAACTGGTTCCATCCGAACGCAACTCAACAAAGTCACCGGCAACCGACTGGTTGGCGACAAAGCTGATCGTGTCGTCGGCTGTACCCGAGTCGCCAGCATCGCCGGCCACGCTGTTTTGCAGGCCGATGATCACGTTGGCGCTGGAGGCAGTCACCACGGTATGGTTTCCCGAGGTGTTGGCCAGTTTGCTGATGATCTCGCACTTGAAGCCAGCGATAGGAGCCGGCAAGGTGGTGACGAAACCAGTCGCGCTGTTCAACAGGATCTGGCAGTTGTGGTCAGCGGCGGTAATGGTCGCCGTTGTCGTAACGGTTCGACTTGCACTGGCCGCCAATGCGGCTGCGTTGAGTTGCGCTGCGGTGCCTGAGTAGCCGGCAAGTGCCGCCAATTCCGTCATATCGACAACGCTTTCTGTACCGGCTGCGCTGGTAGCGACCATCGTCGCGCCTTTGCCGAATGTCAACTTGCGGTCCACTCGGACCAATGAGAACTTCTTGGACAACATGATGGTTTCCTTTTAAAAGATTTCTATGGAACCAGGGCCGAAGCCCTGTGATCACTTAGACGATGCGCGGACGGGCAGGCAGAACGTGGATGTTCTTGGCCGTCGAGCATGTGACGCCGGTTGCCGTCCAGTTGGAAGTCCCTGGAGTCCAGTCCGATGCGCTGGGGGCAGTGCGCACCAGGTTGTAGGCAATCGGGCAGAAGTCGTCAGGCAGGTTGGGCCACTGTGGCGCCTTCAGGAAGGCCCCCGCAGTGGTCGTCACGCCGACTTCCGTCGCCTCGATGCTGCCTTGGCACAAGGCGATTGCGCCGGCCAGGGTAATACCCCAGACCAGCACGGTCGCCTGGTTGTCGGTCAGCGCCACAAAGGCCGCGCCGGTTGCAGCATCGGTAGTTGGCGATGCCGTGTTGGTCTGCGCACCCAGAGTGGTGGCAAACACACCATCAATGACGCATTCAGTCGTCACGGTGGTGGTGTATGTGCTGGTTGTACCCAACACAAAGGCTGCGCTGACCATATTGCGAGTCGCGCCGCGGTCGTTCAAACGTTCCATGATGTTTTCCTTGAAAAATTGAAAGGCAAACTGGCCCGCGCTATGGCGGGCCTAGTTCACTTAGGGGTTGAGGTTGGTGACGCCGACTTCGATCACGCCGATCCAGCCTGGGTTTGCCACCAGAGCGGCAGACCAGAACGAAGCGCCGACGTATCCGCGTTGACCAAATGGGTCTTCTTTGGTCTTCTGGCTGGCCTTGATGTGGGTGACATCAAAGTTCGTGTTCAACGCCACGTCAAACACGGCGTCTTCAGCGCAGACGATCATGGGGTACACGTCCACCAGGGTGGAAGATGTCACCAGACCAGTGGAACCAACTGCAGCACCCGCATTGGTGTAAGGAGCCAGTTCCTTGGACACGATGAAGCGGAAGCGGCCGACAGAGCCCAGCTCGTTTTCGTTCAGTGGCGAACGATTGGCGTAGGCTGCAACAGGGATGAAGTCCTGCAACTGGCGGATGTCGTGTTCGCAGTCGGTGTGGCAGAACACCACAAAGCCCGCTTCCACGAAGCTGGTTCCATAGGCAGGGCCAGCAGCCAGGATCTTGGTCTTCATCTTGCCGCCGTTGGCCATCAGCGTGCGCGCCATCAGGGACAACTGGTTGTAGGTGATGGCCTCGTCAACTGTCGCACGGGTTGTGCCGCCCGAGTATTGAACGGTGGTCGCGGCCTTCATGACGCCGAAGCGGATCATTTCGCGCACCAGGGGCATGCGCTCGGCGGTTTGGGCCATCTGATCGCCGGGGATGTCATCCTCGTGGAACAGTTCAACCTTGTCGGTGTAGCTGTACAGGCAGGCGTATTGCCCGATCTGCACGTTCACATCGCGGTAGCTGAGCGATTCAGCGGCCGGCGTCACGCCTTCCTGCACCTGGTGGGCCGCTGCGGTCACGCTCCAACGGTTCATGGTTGCGGCGGTTGTGGTCGCTCCACCGGTTGGAATGCGGGCCCGGTAGCTGATGTTGTCGCCCTTGTTACGGGGCATCTTCTTCATCGTGCAACCGAGCGTCAGCACTTCGTGCGGCTCAGCGATGGCGAGCATTTCGCCCTTGATCTCATTGATCCGGCCCAGTGGGCTGGTATAGGTATTACCCATGATGGTTCTCTTTCAGATTTTTTAACGTCGACGGTGCTTGCTGTATCCAGCGTTGAAACCGGCTTCGTCTGGTAACGTGGATGGCTGGGCGCGTTGCTGCATACCCGTTGGGGTCACTGCGGCGGCCAGCCGGTTTTGTTTGCGCTCCTGCGCCTTCTGAAAATTCTTGAACTCGGTCAGGCCTTTGCTGGCGACGACGGGGTTCCAGGTTGTTTTCAACTTCTCCTGGTACGCGGTCGGCTGGGCGGCAAGCCAAGTCTGAAATTCAGCGCTCTTGTAGGTTTCTTGGTAGCCAGGGTGGTCCTCTTCCAAGTTCTCTTGGTCCCTGTGCTTCAGGCGTGACTCGACAAGCGAGTCAACATCAGTGGCGTCCGTCTTGGGTGCTGATGCCTGCGCGGCAATCGACACCTTCAACGCTTTAACCAGCGGTCCAGCCAGTTCCGGGTACTCCACCGCCACGGCTTCTGCATCCTTCAGTGCGGCAGACAGTTCGTCACTGTCGGGCGCCGTTGGGGTCTGCAACTGCTTCAATGTCCGGTTGATGTTCCCGATCTCGCCATGCATCTTGCGAATGGCTTCTGGGTTTCCTGCTGTTGATGTGACCTTGGCCTTGAGCGCTTTGAGCTCGTCGGCCAGGTCATACACGCTCACTGGCGGTTGTTCTTCGATGACAGGGGGTACTTCAGCTTGCGCTTGGTCTTCCTGCTCCGTCGATGGTTCTGCTACAGGCTCGACGGGGGGCTCATCACCGCGCGTCTTGTTGTACCCAGCCATCGCAGAGGCCAATTCATCGGCCTCGGTGTGAACTTCCGTTCCTGACATACGCTCTCCATAAATGAAAAAGCCGCCTCAATGGGCGGCCTCAATGCGACGGGGGTCAGTCTTTCGACTAAGCGCCGTCTCCCTTTTTCTGCTCTGGCTCGGCCAGGGCAAGAAATTCCTTGATGACTTTGATCTGCCAGCACAGGCCGGCGCGCTCGGCGTCAGGGGTGTTGACGCTTTCCAGTCGTTTTCGCATGTCAGCCAACTTGGGCGTGTAGATTTCAACCAGCTTGGTCCACAGCGGCGTGGCGATCTCGTAGGGCGCCAGCTTCATGCTTGAAACGCCTGCCCGTCTGGTGCACGCCCTGTTGGCTCAACCGCTGGTGTTGCAACCTGGGGCGCAGCGCTCTGGCTCATCGTCACCATGTGGTTGCCAACGGCCAGGTCTTTCTGGTGCATCTCTGCGTTTGAAGCCATGCGCTCCTGAACATTCAGGCGCAGGGTCACGGATGCCAGCAGCACCTTCTGCTTCTCCAGGTCGCGGCGCTCTTCGGATGACAGGTCTTCGCGCGCCAGTTGGGCGTCGACTTCCATGCGCATAGCCTCAAGCTGCCGATCCTTCTCGGATTCCATGGCCTGAAAGTCCTGGCGGGCTTTCTCGATGTGCGCATTGGCGATCAACTCGCTCTCGCCGGCCTGCAGGTCCATCTTCTTGCGCTCCGTGGCGCCCTGCTCGCGGATCTGGGCGGCCATGACGGCTGGCGGCGGTGGAGGCTGCTGGGCCTTCATCGCCTCTTTCTCGGCTTCGGTGTACTCGAATGCGGCCGGGTCAAAGCGGCGGCTCTTCAGGTACTCGTCCATGGCCTTCTTGGGGTTCTTGCCATAGGCTGGGTTCAGGCACAACTGCAGGACGGTGATCATTTCCCGGCTTTGGATGTCACGCTCAACCAACGCCGTTGACCCGCGGGCCACAATCTGGAAGTCGCCTTTCTCGTCCGGGTCTTCACCGTACTGCATCAACCAGGCGTAGTAGCGGCGAATGTGCGGCTCGGTGATGCACGCATCAAAGGCCCTGGCGATCCGGCGCAGCACCGCATTGGCGTTGTTATTTAGGATGGTCATGCCGCCAACCGTGTCAGGCGCCGAACCTTGCTGGCCCTGCATCAGCGCTGGCATGCCGGTCACGTCCTCTGCCATCTTCATGCCGAGCTGGATGATGTTTGTCAGTTCGACCTGCATCATGGGGATGACCACGCTGGAGACTGGTGGTCCGGCTTGGCCGGCTGTCTCGTCGCCCTCTTCCCAAACCTTGAGCGGTTCAATCTCCCAGATGCTGTTCTGTGGAACCGTGCCGCGGCGCACCACGACCATTGGGCCGGATGCCAGACCGGCGTTGTCCATCAGTCGACGGGTCGCACCAACCACGATTCGCTGCGGGGTGCGCACCTGGCGCGCGAGTCCCATGCCCCATGGCATACCCGGGCGGCGCTTCCATGGAATGATGTCGTAAGGAAAGGCCCCGTTGTCCAGCGGGTTCAACGCGGCGTTGATCACCCGGTCATTGACCATCGTCAGCTTTGCCGGGTAGGTGGACTTCCGGTCTTCACCGCAGTCACACCCAGCCGCCATCAGCTCTTCGGCCTTGATCATTCCGTGGAAGTACCAGATGTCATAGAGCGTCTTGCTCGACCTGGCTTGCATGTCGGTGCGCTGGGAACCATCGCCCTTGCCGGTGGGCCCCTCTTCGAGACACTTTGCAATCTGGCTGTCGATGTAGCCTGGCAGGCCCTTCAAGTCCTCCAGCTTGCGCTCCGAAATCTGGTCGTATTCCCAGATGAATGATCCGTTGTGGATGGATTCACCGCAGGCCGGGAAGTCTGGGAACAGGTTCCATGGGTCAATCCGCATGGTCGCCGGCTTGATCTCTTCCTTCATCACCAGAATGTCGACTCCGGCTTCATCGCGCTCCCACATGCTGACCCGGCGCTTGACCGGTACTGGGCCCTTGACGACTCCAGACCCCAACTTGGCGGCGTCATCAAACATCTTGCGCAACTCGGCGTGGTACTGGCACTCTTGCAGCCAGTCATCAACGCGGGATTCAGCCTTCTTGGCCTTGCGCTCGGCTTCTTCCTTGTAGCGCATGAACTCTTTGCTGGCGCTGGCGGTCGGTGTCAGTTGGGCCTCTGGAGCGGGACCGGGCTGACCCGGTGCGGCTGGTGGCAAGGCTGGCAGTGGGTCTGGGCCCTTTGCCATTTCCGGGATCTCGGTGGACTCAATGGCGAAATTGCGGTCATCCGTTGGGAGCAGCACGTCACCGATGCGGGCCGATACTGCATCCACAAATGGCTGCGTGATGTTGGGGAACACCACCGATCCCTTGGTCTTTGGCTTCTGCTCAGTCCCACCAGTGGCCAGCGGCTTGGATGCGGTGTTGACGAACTCGTGCCGGTTGGCGTCGTCATACCCCTGATAGAACTCTTCGTCACCAGTCCACTCATCCTCGATCCCGCAGGCTGCACGGGCTGCAACGGCATCGCGCCGCTTGGCGGATAGCGTCAGCCCCAGGGCGTCCAGGATGACGAACCGGGACTCTTCGTCCACATCCAGGGCCGTTTCATCGTGCATTTATGCGCTCACCACGTTGATAGTGACCGTGCTGGCCGCTGTGAATACCAGCCGAAGCGCCATGACCGGGAACAGGATCGAGCCATCTGCATTGGCCGTCTTCGTTGCGATCACGGCATGGGCGTACCAGTCGCCACCGTAGGATTGCTGCAGCGAGTAGGCTGCGGAGGTTGTCACATCGCAACTGATACCCAGCGCAATCGCGGGCTTTCCTGGTATCGGTTGAACGGGGATTGGAGGCGTTATGGCATCCGCCGCCCAGCCGATGTCGAACGTGTCGGCTCCGATGGTGGCTGATGGCGTTGCGCTGGTCAGCGTCAGGAAGTAGTTCGTGCTGGTGACCGTGGCAGACGAACCGGGCGCCGTCAGCGTCTCTGTCAGCACCGACCCATCGAATGCCGTTCCAACCAGGGCGATGGTCTTGCCGGAATGGTTGGTTACGCTGTCATTGCGCACCGTGATCTTGTGGGCCACGCTGTCAGCGGCACTGTTTGCAGTGAGCGTGAAAGCGGCTCCAGTCACGTTGCTGGCGAGCCCGGTCAGGCTGGCTGCTACGGAAGTGAATGACTTGGTGATTCGCATGGTGCGGTCCTTAAATGCAAAAACCGCCACGAGGGCGGTTCTGATTGGGTGTTGGTGGTTACAGGCCTACGCCTGAGTCTTTGGCGCCGTATGTGGCGCCGATGCGTTTTGGCTTTGCTGCCTGGTTGACTACGGCAAATCGCTTCATCATGTTGGCGTACCGGGTTGCAGACATCAGGTCATCGTCCAACTTGACGACTTTTCCATCCTCGCGGTGGTACATGCGGAACTCTTCGAACCAGTCATTCAGGTGGTCAAAAACCTTGAGCCGACCGGACATCATGCGGTCCAGCATGTCCAGCAGACCAGCCTCAACGCTGTTCCCGCCTTCGCCTTCCTTCTGGCCCTGTGCCGGGTCAGGCGCATGCGTGGCCTTGTCCTTGAGCATCTTCAGGCCCTGCGCCTTGTACTGGGTCGCCAAAGCCTCTCCAGATCCTTTGTCATGCTGCAGGCCATCATGCGGCCATGCCCACGGGAGCCAGTCGCCCCACGGTTTCACGGTGGCAGCGAACATCAGCGGTGTCTGCTCACTCTGGCGATGGGCGGCGGTTATATAGATGATGTCGCTGTCACGGTCCCAGGCCAGCTTCACCGCAGCGCTTGGGTGATCCCAGCCAAAGTCAATTCCGCCAATCTGCACCCAATGCGGCGGTATCTCAAACGCCCGGCACTTGATCGATTCCTCTTGAACCGGGAAGATTCTTCCGCTTCCCAGCGTCGGTATCCCCATAGAGCGGGCTTCACGCTCATGCGCCGGGTAGCTGGCAATGATTGATGCGCGCTGCTCCGGCGTGTAGTGGTCGGCATCGTGGATGGTCATCGTAATGACCGCGGTGCCTGCGTGCTTGTCCACCAGGAACCTCTTCACCACGCTCGACATGCCCTGCAGCGGCGTGAATGTCACCCAGACAATGCCCTGTGTGGCGTTCGTCCGGGTCAATCCCTCCATATAGATGTCTTCTGGCGGCTCTTCGTCAAACCAGACGAAATCCAGCGTCTCCCCCTGCCAGCGCTTGCGCCCCTGGTCGTAGGTCTTGAGCGTTACCCGGCTAACTCCACCCGTTGGCACATGCCGAACGAGGATGGTTTCCACCAGGTCAGGTGTCCCGCCAGATGCCCGCTTGATGCCTACGATCAAGTGCGCCGGTATTGCTCCTGTGCCCCATTGACCAACTTCACCAAGCAGCAAGCGCTGAACGGTATCCCGTGTCCCTTGTCCAGTTTCCGACGCTGCCCAGCCAATCACTGCGGTGTCGAAAACAGCACCAGTCCAGCCCTCTGGATACTCTCCAGTCAGGTGCATCGCGCATTCAAATGACCCTGCAACCGTCTTCCCGAGCTGGTTGCCGGCGATCAGCAGGCGCTCCCGAATCAGCGGGTCGGCTCCAATCGTGTGGAATAACCTCTGCTTCTCGTAGGGCGTGTAGTCAGCCAGCTTGAACTTGGCAAGCTCCGACTTTGCTTCCGCCAGTAGCGCGGCTTGCTCGGCTGGAGTCAGGTCTTCCAGCCAATCCAGATCGTCAGCGACCTTTGGCACTCAACCTCTCCACCACGGCTTTCAGCGCATCTCGGGAGATACCCTCCAGCGGGCTCTTCTGTTTGTTGTCCTCAAGGTACAGGCCCAAATGCTTCATCGCCTGTTCCCGGGCCGTGTTCTTGTCCAGCCACTTCACCTTCTTGGTGAATCCGACAACCTTGCCGCGCTCATTCCCGCTGCCTTTTTCTTCCGTGACCTCAAATCCGGCCAGGGCGGCGGCGGTGTCGTCGTCCAGTTCATGGATCGGCTTCAGCGTGCCATCGGTGTTAAACATCTTGCGCGGGTCAAAATGCACCGCCTGGGCCAAACTGCGAATGACAGACTCGGTTGTCAGCTCGTACTTCTCGGCCAGTTTTGCGCGCCGTTGTTGAAGTTGTGTTGAAACTTCTACATGCTTTAACAGGCGACTGCCTGCCGCACCCGCTGTCTTTTCGCTGAAACCCGCAGCCACAGCGGCTTGCGAGGCATTTCCACCGTTTGTTAAATAGGCCTCAATGAAGACCATTCGGCGGTTTGCTGCCTCTTCTTGCGTATTCCCGGCCTTGACCTTTGTTTTAGCCTTGGCCTTCTTGGTAGCCATTCAGTTATCAGCCTCCCAGCACCATGGCCGGGTTCATGCCGGGCCGCCCCTTGGCGTATCCGGCTTGCATCTGCTCTTCCGGGCTGCGGCCATCGTCCTGGAGCATCTGGCGCGCCAGGTTCAGGGCTTCATCGATAGATGCCACGGTTTGGCCGGTTTCGCCTTCCTGCTTGTCCTCGGCCATGTCCATCATTCCGTTCTCGGCGCCCATTTCTGGTGCTTCGGGCGCGGTTTCGGCTGGCTCCAGCTCCACGGTGAATGACCGGTCGTCGTTGGCGGTGATGCAAATGGTTTTCATGTGTTCTTTCGTTTGTGACCCATACGGGCTTACCTTGCGGCTGGGCAACTGCCGTTCTCGCATCCACTGATCGCGCGCCCTGCGCGAGGCGCGGTAGTATCCCGCCGTTTCCCCGCGACGGGCCGCCTCAGCTTTGCGGATGACTCGGGTGGTGATTGGTCCTTCGGGCCCCCGGCGTCCCTGGATGGGGGAGCTATGCCGGGGGCCGTCCGGTGGCTGTGTTTTGCCGAACTACAGCGACGGCCTCTCAGGATCTTCCAGACTGCGTAGGGGATATGCAGCAGGTCAAACAGGTGCGAGAGGGTTTTGTGGGTTGAATTTGGGAGTCCGCTATAGAAGGTGAAATCTCACCAAAACGGCGGCCAGTCCTTATGCGCCACAGCACTGCGGCAATGCTCCAGCGGGCGGAATTTCCCTCTCCTTGAGCATCAATGGTTGGACTGGGCTGTCACCCAAAATTGGCTGGTTACGGTTCCAGATCGGTCGTACTTACCGACGGTTTTTAATGAAAAAAGCCACCGGGTTAGGGTGGCTTTTGAATTTGGAGCCTTTGCCTCGGAATCGAACCGAGGAGCCAAGCAGTACGAGTGCCTGAGCCGTCCCAGACTTAATCGGCGTAATACGAACCGGTTTCGCGCTTTATGGTGTGCGCTGGAGTGTCCGGGTTCCCATGTTGGCCAGAGGCCTACTATTACTTTGGCGGCCAGGTTCCCCCGACCCTACGCCGCTTGGGTCCACTCGGTCCCGCATCTGCGCTTGACCAAACGGCTGCTGACTATCTGCGGAATTTCAGCCCATGCCAGCTTAATCAGCACCCGTTTAGCACCACAAAAAAGCAAAAACCCCAGAGGCACTTGTCCATCCATGGCTTGATCGCGCTTTTGCTTTTACGGGAACTCCCCGCATTTGTACGATGGCGATATTCTAATACCATATTTTCACAGGTCAAGCGAGGGCGCAAGAGCCTTCATTGCGGCTGGCCCGGCCATCCCGGATTCTTCCTCCATCCTGGCGACCGTCCATCGCACCAACTCCCGCAACTCCACCCGATACAGCAGCTCCAGCGGAACTTTCCCGGATCCGTTGCACGGCCGGCACTTGCTGTCTCCCAGTGTGGTCGTGTTCAGAATCACCTTGAACCCGTGGCCACCGCACGCCTGGCAGGCAGGTTTCTGGAACCATCCCAGCACCGCGCGGCCCATGTCGTAGGCCTGCACGGGCGTCATGCGAATGCGGCGCTCCCTGGCCTGATTGCGGATGATGCCCGACAGGATTTGCACGATTACTCCGGCCGAAGCCGTGTCGCCGGCAAACAGGCGCTCCAGCGGCACGGCCAGCGGATGCTTACTGAACTGGTCTTCACCATTGGACAGGCGGCGGTCAGCGATGCCATAGGCGCCGAGTACATCGGTGTCGCTCATAGTCGTATCCGGCCTGCTCTTCAGGTTTGAGCTATTCACCGCGCTTGAATATCGTTCTTGGAGCTTCATACTGTCCTTTTGCTAGTGAATTGATAGCTGCTTAGTCAATGTTTACGAGGGCTAGAGCCGGTTTTATCTCATAAGCCCAGAGAATGGCGACGTGTAGTCTTTCCACCGGTTTCCGCTCTTGATCCCGTTGATCAGGCTCTTGTTCACCCCGTAGCGCTCGGCCAGCACCGGGCCAGACTCGGTACTCATGCGGATTTCCGTGGCCTGGCCAATCGTCAACTTGGCCTTGGTCCGCTTGCTGGCGGCGATCTTGGCTCCGCGGGCCTTGCTGCTCCATGCACCGCGCTTGGCGGCCTTCTGGGCAATCTTGGCCGTGGTCGACCGTTCCAGGTGCGCAGGGTTCAGGCAGCGTTTCTCGTTGCAACTGGTGTCAATTGGCTGTCTTGGAACCAGATCACCGACGGCCATATCAAACACCGCGCGGCGTACCAGGGTGCACGGGCATCCGGTTGGTCTGTAGATAGGATGGCCGGTGGCGCTTACCGTGTCCTTCCACAGGATGCAGTCCGCGAATTCCTCGGTGCGGTCCAGGATGGCCATCAGTTGCAGGATGGTGCGTTCGCTCATGCCTCAACTTCCTCGCCGAACGGGCATCGGTCACACGCTGGGGCCTGAACTTTGGCCGGCCACAGGCGAAGAATCAGCAATAGCCGGATGGTCTTCACATGCGCGCGCCACCACATCATCTGGCGCTCAAAACGCGACAGGTGAGAGCCTTGGTCCAAGATCGGCACATGGCAGGCGGCGCACAGGCTGGCGCAGAACTCGTCACTGGCCTTGATGCTGCGGCCGTGGCCGTGTACCGCCCAGTTGGAGTGCGCGCCGCAGACCGTACCGTCGTCCCGGCCGCAGTGTTGGCATGGGATCAGGCGATAGGTTTCCATCAGCTTCTCGCTGCGCACGTAGCGGAATTTGGGGAAGGCGGTCATTCCTTTGGCCTCCAATCACCGTCAGCATCAAGATGCACTGGTGGCCAGCCACGCAAGGCGACGTTGATGGACCGAAATATTCGGCACACCACTACACGGACACCAAATACAACTTCGTAACAGACGCACAGTGCGCAAATGGACAAAAACCAATGGTCACCCCAGAATTCCCAATTCACTGCACACCCCGCATCAGTTGGTCCATCCGAATCGCAACCGCATGGGCCTCGGCAAAGTCCTCCGTGCGTCGACCCCCTGGCAGTACCCAAGCTTCAGGCAGGTACGCCCAGGCAGGTGCCCAGATCACCCGGGCGCGGCCGACCGTGAGGTTCCGGTGGTCGTTGAAGCGGGGGGATGGTTGTTGGTCGGTCATGTGATGATTTCTCCAGTTTCGGGATCTATACGGGCGGGGAACTCCACGCCCAGGTCAGTGCAGGCAAACGCCGTCACGCGCTCAATCAGTTGCGCATAGGCCTTCACGCCAAGGTCTTCGGTGGACTTGCGCACGCGGCGGCGCGACTTCTTGCCGGTCATGGGGTTGGTGCACGTCACGGTCTTGAAGCCCAGGTACTCGCTGCGGAAATGTTCTTTCCACACTGCCAATGGGAATCGCTGTCCGTTGACCGTGGCCTGCTTGGCGATCTCGGTCAGCACCACGCCGTGGTAATACTTGCGCTGGCCATCGGTCTTGGCGTCTTCGGCCAATCGCACCTCCAGCACCAGGCGGTTGCCAGCCGCCAGCATGGACTTCGCCCAGGGCCAGACCTGCAGGGAAAGGCTGGAGTGCGCCTGCTGGGGGTCGCGCCATTCTTGGTGTAGAACGAGGTCTGTCATGTAGAAGACTCCCTCATTTCAGGGGCGAATAGCGGAAGCTGGCCGGCCTGCTCCACCGGTGCTGCGGTGCGCTTGCCCGGGGAGATGCCCATCAGGCGCGCGCACTTCGGTCCCAGGGCTACCCCTCCGCTGATTACTGCTGGGGATTTCATGGGACGGCGGCAGCGGGAGCAGATCACACAACCCCCATGACAGGCATCAGCACACCAATCGGAATGATCGTCACCAGCACGCCAGGCGTGTCTCCGTACCGCTTGCGCTTGCGCACTTCCACCACTTGCACATCGTCGCGCCAGACAACGCCGTTTAGGCCGTCAAAAATCGCCTTCTCCACGTTGTCAATGTCTGGCTTTGTAGTTGGGTAAACAGTTCCCGCAAGCGCTTGATTGCGCTTCTTTTGCGACCAACTCGCTGGCACTTGGCAAACGATGTCAAGGTGCACCGAAGCGGGACCGTCGATCAGTGGCATTCCGGCCATGGCCACTTTGCCGCTGTGGGCTACCAATCCCTCGTAATTCACCGTCTTTTCCGGTGTGTACATCGAAGCGAACTTTCCGCCTCGTGTCGTGACGCGCGGGCGACCTTTTCCAACTGGTGCGCCGGGTACTGTGAACTTCAGCATTTGAATTGCCTTTCAATCTCAGCCATGCAGGCCTGATACGCGCGGGTCACTTCCGGCCCTGCGTGATAGGCCGCGCACGCTGATCCGTAGGCGAGTAGGAGCTCTCCGATGCGTGCATGGTCGGCGTCAAGCGGTTCAGCCTTTCGGTTCTCGCGGCGCTCTACTGATGGGCATGCGCATAGGTGGTCAATTGGTTGTCCAAGCAAGATGGCACTTGCACCAGACCACTTTCCGCAATGGGTGCAGTGCTGGCTGGGGATCGTGGTTTCAAAGTTCATGGGGAAATCCTCCGACCATCAGGTCCATACAAACGCGGGCAAGTCCAAAACCCCTGTTGATCGTCAACACCCGTTATCAGGGCTTCAAGACTCATTCCGCGAGTGGAGATCCAGTGGTAGCCGGGTTCCCCGCATTCCTCGCATGTGTGCTTCATTGATTCGATATGGCGAGCGTTGACATATAAAGCGTCAGCAGTTTCTCGATTTTTGTTGCGCTGGTGGCGATTCATTCCGCACCCCTTCTCAGCGCCCGAATGGCGGCAACGATGTACTTGGCGCCCATTACGTCCCCAGCTTCCCGGTAGCGTTTTCGCAGGCGTTCGAGGATTGCAACCGCCTGGCCTTCTCCGCTTTCACGTCGGCCAGGATGTTGGGGTTCGGGCTGTCCGGGTGCTTTCGATACTGGTCCAGCGCATAGGTGGCATACCCGGGGTCCTTGGTTTCCAGCCATAGAAAGTGCGCAACCATCCGGGCGTTGTGAGTCTTGATGTCCAATCACATTGCCTCCGCGAATTCTTCTTGTGGCGCACGGAAGAAGTCCATCAGCGGCGCGTTGAATCCAGCTAAGTACTGCTGACTCTGCTTGTCGAACCACAGGCCGATGTTTCCTTCCCATCCCTCTCCATTGCGCTGCTTGTCAACGATCAGCAGGGCATCCGGTTCCTGGTCGGAAACCATCTTCTTGGCCTGGCGATTGCGCTCCTTGGTCTTGTTGCGCCACACGGCGATGACGTTGTCCACCTGGTCTGTGATCGCGCCAGTGCCCTTGAAGTCGTACTTGCTGGGCTTGTGATCGTCCCCGGCGCCGTTCGGCTTTTTGACGTGGTGCACCAGGTGGATGTGCATCTGGGTATCGCGGGCGATTGAGCACAGCTCGTCAATGAAGGCTTTCTGGCCGTTGTAGTCATCCTCGCCGGCCACGCATTTCATGAGGTTGTCCACCACGAACTGCGTGATGCCCAACACCTTGGCGCAGTAGCGGGCGACGGCGCAGACCTGGCGCCAGTGCACGGTTCCCTGTTGGTCGTACAGCCACAAGCGGTTGTTGGTCCAGTCGCGGAACTGCGCGTACAGGTCAAGCATCTCCCGACGCTCTGCCGGGTCGCACGCGATCTGTGGGTCATCCGGGTTGAAGTGGGTCCACTGGCGCCCCATACGTCCCATGGTCTTGGCTGGCTTCATTTCGAAGCTGGCGATGCAAACCTTATCGTCCTGGGCGGCCAGCGACATGGACACCTGGCCCAGAACCAGGCTCTTGCCACTCCCGCTGGGTCCGCCCCACACCGTGACTTCACCGGCACGAAACTGGATCAGCCGATGGGTCTTGCCCCACGGCATGAAACGGTGATTGACGCTCCGCGGGCAGTTGATGCGGTCGATCAGTTCCTGCACGTAGAGCGATGCGGACTTGACCTTTTGCTGCGCGTCAGTCTCCTGCTCGTAGGCTGAAAAATCAATGTCGTCTGGGCTGATTACGTGGGCCATGTCAGTATTTCCTCGGTGTCTGTTGTGGCGATCACCTCCACGCGGCCGTGATCGTCAATAGTTGAAACGGATGCCACAACGCGCTTTGCGTGGGCTTGGCAGGCTTGAGCTATGCGATTGACGCGCTCGGCATCAAACCCGCCCACGATGGCGGTCACGCCGACCAGAAAACGATAATCCTCCAGCTCTGGCGTGTCACCGTCAGTGCACACCGTTGGGTAATCGCCAAACTTCGCCCAATCGGTTTGGCAGGGGAAGTCGTTGACGAACACGAATGCAGGCTTGAAGCCGGCGCGGCGCATGGCAATCAGGTCGCGGTGGCCGTTCATACGAAGGTCTCCTGCTGTGCTGATTCCGTGGGGTCACCATCCTGCCAGCGCCCCTCGTTCAACCATGTCGCCGGGTTGGGGATGAATTGCCCGCCCTGCTTCATCCATTTTTCGGACTGCTTCTGCACCACCAACGCTTGGAGCATGTCGGCCAAAAGTTGCTTGCCCGGTGAGCGCTTTCCAAACGCTTTCCGGGCTGCATCCTTCCCAACTTTGTTCGGGTAGGCTTTCCAGAATTCATCGAACAGGTCCAAACCCGCAGGGGCTTTGGGGTATAGGGAATCAGGAATCAGGAATCCGGGATCAGGATTCAGCACGGTTTCACCCCCATGCTTGGAGCGTTCATCGCCAAATAAACTAGGGCTAGTCTCAGGCTCGTCTAGGGTTTCGCATTCATTGCATGGCGGCAAAGCCTCGGGTTTTGTATCGGTTGCATGAGGTACAAACCCTGGGCTTTCTGGTGCAGGGATGGTGCTCGGTGGTTCCTTGTGGTGTGGGTTTTGGTGTTTGTGGAAGGCGATGATCTGGATGAATCGCTTCTCATTGGCCTGATACCGCAGGATGAATCCGAACTGGGATAGCTCTGCAAGCAGGGGCTCCACCTCTACCGTGTCAAAGGCGAACAACTCACCCTTGATGCGTTTTGGCCGGTCTTCAAGGCGTCCTTCGCGGTCGGCCAATGTCCACAGCCCAGCAAAGCAAAGCCGTGCCCAGGCGCTGCACTCGGCCAGGTCTTCATTCTTGAAGAAGCCGGGTTTGATATTCCGCGCTCTAGCCATTCGCCACCCTCCCCCGCAACGCCCGCCGATCCGTTTCCCCGGCCTGATCGAAGTAACAAGTTGCCTCTCGCATGGCCTGGCGGGCCACGGTCTGGGCTTCCATTTCCCTGAGCGCGCGTTTGGCTGCGTCACGATCACCTAGGGCCATTGCGATTTCAACGTCCTTGCCGGCTACTTGCGCAGCCAGGGCGCGGCGTTCGTCTATGAGTTTGGCTAGGGTGTTCATGCGGCCGCCAGTTCTTCCTGAGCAGCAAACAAACCGTCCTGTTCATGCTTGCGGGCATCAGCAATGTTCTGGCATGCCAGCTCGTAATACGCTGGCTTGAGTTCGTTTCCAATGAACTTTCGGCCCATCTTCACAGCGCAATAGCCCTCGGAACCAATCCCGGTAAACGGGCTGTAAATCACATCGCCGGGGTTTGTCCACAGGTGGATGCAGCGCTCGATCACATCAAGCTGCAGGGGGCACATATGCTTGAGGTCTTTGTCGTCCCTGGCGGGCATCTTGTTCAGCGTGCGGCCCTGGTTGATGTCGTCCCAGATCGGTGATGCGTACTTCTGCCACATCATCACGGGCAGGTCATCGCCATGGGTCACACGTGATTCAATCTCTCCGGGCTTGCGCATGGTCACAACGTAGTCAGGCAGGCCCATGCGGCTCATGGTGCTGTTTTCACGGATGGTCTTGTGTAGCAGGCCCAGAGCCTTGGTGCGCTGCATGGCGACTACCGGGTCTTTCCAGATGCACACTTCCGAGTGATAGATGAACCCAACCTCTTGGAAGGCCCGGATCAGGTCACCGCGGAAGTCACGCAGGCCGATATAGCCTTGGCGCATCTTCGTGGTCGGCAGGTTCATGCAATGGAATGAGACATTGCGGCCTGGCTTGATGACGCGGAACAGTTCAGCGATCAGAAACTTGAGCTGGGCGACAAACTCTTCATCGCCGGAGCAATTTCCCATGTCGTAGTCGCTGTTGGAGTACACGAACAGATCAGCAAATGGGGGACTGAATACCGAGTAATCCACGCTGTTGTCAGGCATGCGGCGTGCCCACTTCACGCAGTCACCCATGTGCACCGTGAAGCCGTCACCGTTGTGGGTGGCCTCTTGGTATTCGTCCACAATGTTCTCTTGGCCGGCGAGTTCTTTGTTCATGATGTCCTTCATGTGTTCGATCATGTTTGCGCTCATTTCGTGATGAAGCAGCTCTTTGCGCTTGATGTTTTGGAGAATCTGGCCTTCGTTCTCGGCGGTGAAGATATGCACTTGCACCTCACGCTTCTGGCCGAACCGATAGCAGCGGCGCACGGCCTGGTAGAACTTCTCGAATGAGTCATCCAGACCGACAAATGCCACGCGGGCGCAGTGTTGCCAGTTCATTCCGTACCCTGCGATGCGGGGTTTACTAGTCAGTTTGGTGATGTCGCCGTGGGCGAACCCCAGCAGGTTTTTTGTCTTGCTCTCGGGGCTGTCTGACCCTTGGACGTTCACACATCCCGGGATCAGAGACTTGATCAGCTCGGCCTCGTCATTCAGGTGGCACCAGATCAGCCACGGCTCGTCAGGCTCTGCGTTCACCACGGCGGCCAGAGCATGGCAACGCGCCTCGATGCTGTCTCGCTGGGCCTTGCGGCGCTCCAGCATGGTCATGGCTGGCCGGGAGAACAGTTCATCCCCAAGGGCTTCCGTCTGCACCACATGCTCGTGGTAGGTCAGGGCTGGAAGGTCGTAGCGGGAACCATCAAAGCCCAGATCGGCAGGGCTGCGCAGTACAACGGCCCAGGTTCCCATCCACTCCCAGAAACGTGACTGGCCCCAGCCCTTGAGTACCCATGTTCCGGTGTCGCCAGCATCATTGATGAAGTAGGTCGCCAGCATTTCGGTGCGAGTCATCACGCCCAGGAATTCACATTGATTGCCCAATTCCTCGAAGTCGTTGGGGCTTGGGGTAGCGGTGCAGCTCAAGCGATACGGGATGGACTGGCAGGCTTCGATGATGGCTGTACGTGTCTTTCCGTCGTGGCTTTTCAGGATGCTGGATTCATCCAGAACGATCCCGGCCAGCGAATTGAAGTCGATGGCATTGATGCGTTCGTAGTTTGTGATCCAAATGCCTGGTTCTGTTGGGGACTCACCAGCGGGGATGCGCTTGACTTCAATGCCAAAGGTCTGCCCCTGTTCAATGGTCTGCTCAGACACGGCCAATGGCGCGAGCACCACCACAATGCCGTTCGTGTGGTTTGCCACTTCGTCAGCCCATGAAAGTTGCATCAGGGTCTTGCCCAGGCCGGTATCAGCAAAGATGGCAGCGCGCCCACGGCGAACGGCCCAGCTCACGATTGCGTGCTGGAAGTCGAACAGGTGTTCATTCAGCGCGCCGGGTGCATGGCCGGTGGCAACTTCGACCCTGCGCTTGCTGTGCACAAATGATTCGTAGGCGTCCATCACTGACTCCGTGCGTCCATTGGCCGACCAGCAATGCTCTGGGTCCGCGCATTGGCCTCAGCGCTCGGGATGGCAACGTTGAACGATGGCGAGCGGTTGCGCAGGGCATGGCGCAATGCGCGCTCTGCTGGCGTCTCCAGAGCGGTCAGCGTGCGCATCTGCTTGGTTGTCTTCGGGCCGCGCTTCTTGAGTACGGCGCTGGGCTTGTCAATGCCTCTTGGTGGAACGCTGGCGAAAGCGTTGTTCTGTGAGCGTGGTGTGCCGTCTGGCCAGGTGGTGATCATGGTTGTTTCTTTTAGGGGGTTACAAGAGGTTCGTGCTTAGTTCCAGCCAGTTGGAACAAGTCAGGTTCGTTAGCGATGTACAAGGGGCTCAGATACCGCCCCCACGACATAACCGCCGATGCACCCAAGGCGCTTGCGTTGTTGATTGCGCTGCGTTGCAATGCCAGATTTGCGGCCAGCACGGAATCAGGTTCGCTATGCAGGCCGAAGCCTTGGAAGATGTAGCCGACTTGCCCGATAAACCCCATCTGGCGCAGCTTCATTGCGCTGCAATACATCAGGTTTTCCAGATGGTTCGCAGAGAATGCGCAGCCGTTCAGGTTTGGCTTTGTCGGGCGAATCGATGGGTAAACGTCGATGCTGATAACGTCGAATGCGTTGATGCTTGTCAACTTGAAGCGCGGGTCAAGGATCACATCAGGCAAGATCGTTACGATGGTCTGTAGACCAGCTTGATGGGCCATTGCAGCGCCTTGCAATACAAGTGCCTCGTCCTTGCCTATCTCGATGCCGTTAGGCGTCCAAAACAACTCGTCGTACAGGTAGACATGCGTGAAATTAGGGTACTTCCGAGCCTCAACGATCAGCGTAGGAAAGTTGTCAATCGTCTGCTGAGACTTACCGCCAATCCACAGAATGACGTTTCCACCCAATGCGGCCTGACGCGCCACGGACTTGACAGGATCTGACTCGATGATTGGCTGAATCTGCGAGTCGTAACCAGCAGCGGAGACAACAGAGTCGGTCGGCTGGAGCAATACGTTCAGCGGCTTGGCCTGCCCGCTGCAGCCTGATAGCGCCATGGCCAGGGCCAATGCAGTCAGGCGGATCATGCTGCGCCCCGATTCAGGGCCTCAATAAGGCCTTTCCCAAAGAAGCGGTCGTGTTTAACCTTCGCATCATCAGCAAGCATCGACGTATAGGTTTTTCCATGCACCATCAGGTACACGTAGTCACGCAGAGCACCGGCCACATCGGTTCCGTTGTCAACGACCAGGCGGCGGAAGGCTATATCCGTGTCTGGGTCTACCTTGGTCTTCAGCTCGGAAATAAGGGTGCCGGTTGGGCCTACTACACCCGTGCGTGCGAACACCACGCGCGCTTGGTTGTCTTGTTCTGGCATGGTGATTTGGTCCTGTGGATCGAAATACAGCGGGGGAAGCATTTAGGCGGCTACGGGTTGCGCGTGCGCTTTGTATGCAGCTTCAAAGGCGATGCTGGCTATGCCGGTGAAGTGGTTCGCCTGTTCCAGTGGTTCGCCACGGTGTGCAGCGCCCTTGGCGAGTTCGCAGACTTCGTTGATGGACAGGTGGTCCAGGGGGCGGATGGGGGCGTCCATGGGTTAGATCCCTACTTGAAGGAGATAAGCAGCGCGCGCTTGCACGGCTTGTTGTTCGGTAGCGTGGAGACCGAGGTGTTTCCGTCCATACTTCGCAAGCCATCCACGTTCGAGACCTGGGTAGAGGAACCAGACTCCGGTGTTCGCAGCCTTGTGACGCTCGCGTTTTGTTATCGCCTCGCGGTTGTTTTCCGTACTAAGCTGGATGTGGACGTTGCCCATGGCGTAAGCACCGGAATCGTTCAGGCGCGACATCACATAGTTGCCAATCCCTCGCCCGCGTTGGTCCAGTTTTCCGCTTGTTTGCCAAATGGAAAGCCAGTCTTTAAAACTCAGATCCCAATCGACATCGCGGTTCTTTGCGTTGTGCTTTTGCGCTCTATATGCGGTCAAGAGGCCAGACTGGCGATGCATAGCCATCTCTGTGTGTGGGATACCCCACTTCACCAAAGAGCGCAGATTCTTTGCATTGGCTTTGTCAGACTTCTTTGCGGAAGTTGTTTTATGTTTCCCGCCGTCATTACAGGAGACGCCAAGCTTCTTGATGCACTGCTGCACGTACTGGCGAGAGCAACCGAAGTGCAAGCCAATGCTGTGCAACGTCAGGCCTTGCTGGAACATATCGGCCATCTTTTCGTAGCGACCAGGATTGCGCGGTCCGGTCACTTACGCCACCTTCACTTGTGCTTGTGCGTCATCCGGAAGAGCACCACTGTCATAGGCATCCTTCAATGCCCGGTATGTCTTGGACATGACGTCAGCCACGTCCCCACGCTCAATCTTGCTGATCGTTGGCTGCGGAATACCCGTCAGTTCCTCGATCTGTTTCTGAGTGAATTTCCGCTCCTTGAGCGCTAAAACGTAGTCTTTGGCTTCCATTTGTATATTCCTTTACGACTATTCTAGCAGTCCCAAAAGAATATGCAAGTGCGATTAAATGCACCGATGGAAACATTGGCGAGCAGAGTGAAGCAAAGACGCGAAGAGCTTGGGTTGACCCAAACTCAGGTGGCGAAGCGCTCTGGCTTAAAACAACCAGACATCTCCAAGATCGAGCGCGGGGACATTAAGAAAACTACGGAACTACTCGGTCTATCCAGAGCACTTGAATGCGCTGCGGAGTGGTTGGAGTCAGGCGCCGAGCCCAAAGAAATTGGCAAGGCTGCGGCCGGAACATCGTTCTCACCGCCTGTTAACACGCACCAATTCACCGAGCGCAGAGCCGTCTACCGGGTGGTATCGCTGGAAGCCGCTGTCGAAGGGTTGGCCCGCCACTTTGAATCTGTGGACGGGTACGACAAGGCCACCGCCATATCGCTACTCAGCACGTTAGCCAATAGCCCTGACATGCACGCCGTTGTGGCGGCCGGGTTGAAAACTCTGAAACCACAGGTGCGCGGCTCCCCGTCAAAACAGGGGACGCCCGCGCAGACCCCACATGATTCCAGGGCAGCTTGAGCTGTTCACGGCATCCGTTTTCTGTTTCCAGAGCTACAAAAACAGCCGGGCGAAAGTCGTTTGGAAATGTTCATGAAGTTGGTTAAAGGGAGGAATGATGCAGAAACCAACAATCGTAGCGGCGGCACTTCTGGTGGTGCTCATCGCATGGATGCTTAGATGGGAACCTATTGCCCTATCAGGTGGCAATCTGGCTTTGCTGGATAGATGGACTGGCACTGTCCGTGTCATCAGTTCCGGATCGTGGCGGATCATTGAAGACGCAAAGCAACCACAGTGAGATCAGCTCTCATATTCATAGCTGCCTGCGCAGTGTTAACGGTGGCGGAGGCCAGAATTCACCGGGATTCGACAGTTCGGCATGCCTTCGTGAAGCAGCAGGCATGCCCTTCTACCGGGCGGCACCGGCTGCCCTGCCCGGGGTGGCAGATAGATCATGTGCAGCCACTCAAATGCAATGGCCCCGATGCAACATGGAACCTGCAGTGGTTGACCATTGAGGACCACAAGGCGAAGACTAGGCGCGAAGCCAAGGAGTGCAGGAAATGACAGGGATACTCGGCGGGTTGCTTACTCAGCCAAAGCGGCTTTTGTGTCTGCGTTGCAAGACGAATATGGAGGAAGTACCTGGCGTATGGAAGCTCGATGAAGTTGCGCGCGGCTTCGGAGAACCTGCAAAGATGTACCCCACTGGGACGATATACACCGTTGGCCTGTATCGGTGCAGAAGTTGCGGCTTCATTGAAATGAATGACAAGGACTTGTGATGGGACTGCACAAAGGACAAATGCCAGAACAATGGAAAGGCCCACCAGTTGACCACGGTGGCGAGCCGCCTGACAATACAAGCATGGAAGCCCGTCTAGCAAGAATCGAAGCGATCATTCCAACGCTGGCCACAAAAGCCGATGTTGCTGATTTGCGCACTGACATGCACAAGGAATTCAACGCTCAAACATGGAAGTTTGTGACCTGGATGACCGGCATTTGCACCGCACTGATCGGCGCCACCTACTTCATAGCCACCCACGTTAAGTAGGCCTGCTATACCCCACCAAACCCGCCAAGTGCGGGTTTTTTGTTGCGCTTTTTCAAGCCGTTGGAAATATTTTACGCTTCAATATTCTTTTACGCTTGACTTGTGTATTCCTTTGGGCATAATTGAGGCAATCGCCCAAACCGCGAAACGAGCTGCCAAGCGATACGAAGGCAGTAAGCCCAACAGGATGCAGAGGGCGCTCTAGGTCAATGACCGGTGTGGTTTGTAGCGAGTGAGAGGGTAGATAGGTGTGGCGGCGCTGATTGGTAGCGCGGCAAGAAGGTGACGACACATCGGCGGCGCGGCCAGCTAAGTCGATTGACACCACCGTCTTGTGCATGTGACGACGTAGCAGGTACTCAAGCCCTGCCCACACCTACCTGCCCTCTCAAGGTGAGTTTTATCAACCAACTGGAGAGTGTGAATGAAGGCAAGTAGCAAGTTGAATTTGGCGGCAATGGCGGGCTTGATGGCTGCTGGCCTAGGTGCTGTCGGTGCTGAAGCAGCGCGGGCATCTCAATTCGTGTTTCGCGGATACGGCAAGTTCGCCAATGACAACGCATCGCGCTCCGTGAAGCGCTACCCGTCCATGGTTGTCAGCAGCCCAGCAGAAATCGCTGAATGGAACCGCAACGTGCGGACGCGCCAGGTTCTGCGCCATCAAGCCAGCCACGAATAACCAACCCTGATGCCTTGCGTGCAGGGCATTGGAGTCTGCTTTCAAAAGAGAGCAGTGAAGAGAGCGATTGAGAGAAGGTGGAGCAGTGGCGAGACCGCTTGCGGAGAGGTCGGATTGATACAGCCAAGTCAGTTCGAACGATATGCCAAGGCAGGCTCAGCCTTCCCTCAATCGCTCAAGTGTCAACAACTGGGAGAGCAAATGGATGAAATCACAAAGGGACTGCTGGCCGCCTGCCGGGCCGCCCTTCCCCACTTCCCGAGCAGCCGGTCAAAGGTCGGGCACCAGCTGCGTGCCGCGATTGCAATGGCTGAGCTGGGCCACGTGCCGCGCCGGCCGCTGGAAGAGCGACTGCAGCGTGAAGCTGATGCGGTTGGTGCTGGGCTGGATGCGGAATCCATTGAGCAAGGGGAACCAGCATGAAGGTAGTCTTCCGTGTCGAATGCAATGTTGGGGAAGGCTTCGTGGAAATCACACTCGACAGCATGCCATTCATTCCAATGCAAGGCATGCGTATCGCCCCTCATCCAGACGCAGACGCACTCGAAGTTGATGAGGTCTTTTGGCTGGCCTCAGATCCAGACACGCTGGAAGTATGGCTGGTCGAAGACGGCGACGATGTTTCGTCATGGGCCTACTTCAAGAAGCAGGGCTACAAAAAAGGAACTCCACCCGTCAGGAGCGCGGCATGAACGCCCGTCTCCACCCCACCCTGGCAGCCGCCATGCTCGCCATGGCCCCGCCCTCTTCCGTAGTGCACCAGATCGTGAGCGAAGACCGCGCGCTGCATGCTGATCTGGACTACCTGAACAAACTGAACGACGGGACGTTTGACCGCCGCCGCAATGAAGCCGCTCTGCGTGCGCAGATTGAGCGGCAGGGTGTGACTGGGGGTGTTCTGTGACCGTGACCACTGAAACAGCAACGGTGTTCCGTGGAGGTGGCCGCCGCTGGTTCACAAAGACATCCGCCGTCAATGCAGAGGCAAAGGCCTGCTGGCGGTTTGTCACCACGCAGAAGGATCGCTGCGACTGCGATACCAAGACACCAAGCATGGACGAATTGATCGAGTATGGCGAATACATCTGCGAACTCCATCAGTACGACAACCCAGTCCGCAAGCGCTATCTGCGCTTCGCAAAACACTGCATTGCACGGAGCTCCACATGACCCGCATCTACCTAATCGACGGCCTGAGCATCCTCGACGCGAAGTTGGTCCAACCCGCCTACTTCTGGCCTGCCGTGATGTTCACCCTGTTCATCGCCCTGCCTTGCCTGGCATCTTCTGTTGATGGAGCGCTGCAATGACTACTAAAGACACAGGCGGTACAGCGTTTCCAACGCAAATGCGCGTTTATAAGGCGGGATATTCGACAAGCGAGTTTGAACCTGTCGGCGGTATGACCATGCGCGACTACTTTGCAGCGAAGGCTATCGAAGGCGCATGCAATGGCAATGGTGGGCTTCCTGATATCGGGTATCTCACCATTGTCGCAGAGCGCGCTTATCAAATGGCAGACGCAATGATTGAGGCAAGGAAATGAGCGCCCCATACCACACCGCTAAGTGCGCCGGCCAGCCCGGATGCCGCTGCATTGCCGACCACCAGCAATGGGAGGCTGAATGCAATGAGCCTCCAGCTACACATTTCTTTGGCTACCTGTTCGTGATCGTTGTCGTTTACGCCCTCATCGTCTATGCATTCTGGGGCGATGCGATTGCAAATTTCATCGCCAACTGACATGAAAACCGCTCTCTGCCTTTACCGAATTTACCGCCACTGCAATGGTCCCTTTGTTGCAGCACTTTTAACCATTCAAACCATGAGGAAAACGAAATGAAACACACGAAACAGATGTACGCGCATTGGAAGCAAAGCTTCAACGGAAAAGACGACTTCTCACTGTTCCCGTTCGACATGAGTAGCTGCGGCTACGTTCTGATCGGCACGCAAATGATTGATTTTGAAGTGCCCGACGACTTCAATCCCGTGCCAATTCAGATTGACATGCTGGAAGCAGAAAAGAAAAAGGCGATGGAGGAATTCAATCTCCGCGTTGCAAGGATCAATGATCAGATTAGCAAGTTGCAGAGCCTGGAGTTTTCTGGCGACGTGGTTGATGCGGAGGTGCCAAATGGCCAATGAACTAGCCCTGCTCTCCGAAGCAGTCTACGCACTGCGCGAGAACTTCACCACCGTAGCTGTAGACCGCGGCATCAACTTCGACAAGGAAGCTGGATTCGCACTCCAGATCCTTGGCAGCTCTGACTTCATGATGAACGCCGCCATGAACAACCGCCAGTCGGTTGAGAACGCAGTCACCAACGTGGCCGCAATCGGCATCAGTCTGAACCCAGCTTTGAAGCAAGCCTACTTGGTCGTGCGCAAGGGCGTCATCTGCCTGGACTTGAGCTACATGGGCCTGATCCACCTGGCGATCAGCACCGGGTCAATCCTCTGGGCACAAGCCAATGTCGTGCGTGAGCATGACAACTTCATTGTCAACGGGTTTGACAAGCCGCCTACCCACGGTCATGACCCATTCGCCGGGGCAGAGGCACGCGGGCGCATCAAGGGTGCCTATGTCGTGGTCAAGACCTGCGACGGCGAGTACCTGACCCACACGATGGACATTGACAGTATCTACTCCATCCGGGACCGCTCGGAAGCATGGAAGTCGTTTCAAGCCGGCAAGGCCAAGTCTGCAGGACCGTGGGCCAGCGATGAAATCGAAATGATCAAGAAGACCGTTGTCAAGCAGGCGCAGAAGTACTGGCCCAAGACCGACAAGAACGACCGCGTGGAACAGGCAATCGCCCATCTGAACACCGAAGGCGGCGAAGGCTTCGAGCCAATCAACAACACCGGGTCAAAGTTCGACTCCGGCAAGCTGCAGAAGTGGATCGACCAGGCGCAAACCGCAAACAACGATGTTGCTCTGTCAACCATCTGGACCAAGGGACTCGCTGAAATCAAGCCATCCAAGGACATGGCCGCATACAACAAGTTCAAAGAGGCTGTTGTAGCGCGTGGCTCATATCTGAAAGCGAACGCGCCTGTTGACGTGACTCCAAAGCCAAAGACCTTCGAACAGGTCATGGAAGCGCTTTGCAAAGTCACAAGCATCGAGCAACTACACGAAGTCGGTGTACTGCTAGATGACTTCCCTGGCGAACAGCAAACCATGCTGTACGACAAATACGACGAACTCAAAGCAACTCTGGAGGCAGCATGATTTACAGCACAGCACCACAAGGCAGCCCAATTTGGCTCGAACTGCGCCGGGGCCGCATCACCGGGTCGAAGTTCAAGTCTGCGCGCGACTTCACCAAGGCTGGAAAGCCGTCTGCGAAACGTACCCTGTACGCCTATGACGTTGCACGGGAGCGCTTTGGCGGCAAGGCCGAAAGCAACTTCCAGACGTATGCCATGAAGGCCGGACAGGAGCAGGAGCCATTCGCCCGCCAAGCCTACGAAACCACCACGGGGCATATCGTCCATGAGGTTGGCTTTGCGATGACCGAATGCGGCATGTTCGGGCTCAGTCCAGACGGTGAGGTCCGCACCGACCCGCAAGGCCTTGGCGGCGTCGAAATCAAGATGATGTTTGGCAGTGAAAACCTGTTCAGCACCGTTATCGAAGAAGACTACAGCGAGTACATCGATCAGTGCTTGGGCTACATGCTGTTTCTCGATTGGCAGTGGGTTGACCTGTGTCTGTGGGCGCCAGACCTTGAAGAAAAGGGTCTTGGGCTGGTCATTCACCGCATCAACCGCAAAGACAACATCGAAGCAATCGCCAAGCTGAAATCTGACCTTGACGACTTCGCAGCCCTGGTGCGCGAGTACGAAGCCAAGTTGATCGCCAAAGCCGCCTTGAATGTTGCCGCTCTCGTTCACCCCGAGCTGCAGGCCGCCTAACCATGCGTATCCAATCCGAACACACCATGGTCATGAATCTTCGCGACAGCGAAATTGATGCCATGCGAGAAATTGTCCGCCTAGCCCATGAACGCTTAGCCAGTGCTCCGAAGACTCAGTTCCACGGCTGTCCACTGCAACGTCAAGCTGGGTTAGTTGGCCCGCAGTTGATCGAAGTGGTCGATCTGATTGATCACATGTCCCGTGTGATGAATGTGAGATTGACTACGCCAGTTTCCTATCCCATTGCCACTACCTGAAAGCCACCACCATGAAGTTTGAATTCCCATATCTGACCAAGGCCAAGCTCAGCTCTGTCAACGTTCGCTCCGAAAAGCACGGCCCCGAGCTGGTTCCAGCCGTTGATCTGAAGATCGTTGTCGACTCCAGCAATGACATCCTGGACAAGTTCCATCCCGATCTGAAACAGGCCCTGTATTTCAAGGCGCAAGTCGATGATGATCAGGAAGAACTCGAAGGCATCGAGCCAGTCACTAGTCTGCCAAACCTGAAGTTCCCCCGGCTCGATAGTCCGCTCAAATGGGACCATGCTGGATCAGGCTACCGGCTGGATATTGACTTCGGCCTGGGCGGATCGTCCAACCTGGTGATGTTCGGCTGCGAGGTCAACAACGTATCGCTGTGCCCAAAAGAAGGCGGGACCGTTGAGGTTTCATTCCGCGTGCAAATCTCTGACGTTGAAGAAACCATCATCGGTAAATTGGCAACGCTCTGCCAGCACGAAATCAGCATCATCCTGACGCCGCCGACAGTCGAAGAAGTCGCGCCCATTCTTGACTCCATGGAAAGCCCGTTCATCAATCAGGCGGAACTGGATGCGGACGATAGCGACGAACCTGTCAACCCGTTCCCGCAGACGCCTGAAGAAGCGCTGGCGGCCGGTGTTGGGGCTGAAGACTGAACGCCATGGAAGACCAAACCTTCTACAACGAAATTGACCCTGACGCCGCCGCATGGCTGCGCGAGTTGATCGCAGAAGGCCATATCGCCCCCGGAATTGTTGACGAACGGAGCATTGAAGATGTACGACCAGATGAGCTTACTGGATTTACCCAGTGTCACTTCTTTGCCGGCATTGGAATCTGGAGCCTTGCCCTGCGCGCGGCCGGCATCCCCGATGACTATCCCATCTGGACCGGATCATGCCCTTGCCAGCCTTTCAGCTCGGCAGGCAAAGGATCCGGAGAAAACGACAAACGCCATTTGTGGCCTGTCTTTGCAAAACTCATTGATGCCTGTAGACCACCCGCCATTCTCGGAGAGCAAGTCGCCAGCAACCTTATTACCGGGAAGCGAGTCTCTGCGCATTTGCAGCGACTGTGGGAGCGAAAAGCCCGACTCGGAGTTCTCGCTGACTGGCTGGAAAAAGACCTATCGGTCGCTCTGCAAGGTATGCCGCAACAAAGCGGCGCGGGAACTGCATCAAATGCGCAAGGGTTCAACATCAAGTCGGGCTTCCCAGTTGGTGGCCGGGGCCAAATCCCGAGCGGCCATGAAGGGATTACCGTTCGATCTGACTGTATCGTGGGTGCAGAAAGCGCTCGACTCTGGAGTATGCGAGGCCACTGGAATCCCGTTCGACATGGCGACAAAACGGGGTTGGAATACTCCTTCTCTGGATCAGACGCAAGCCGGGAAGGGTTACACGCTCCAGAACACGCGGGTGGTCTTGTTCGGCTTGAACGCGGCCTGCGGGACTTGGGGGGAGAACAGGGTGATCGAGATGGCCAATGCCATCATGAAGCGCCGGCGAGAGCGATCAAACGAGCTTCAGAAGCGACTGACCGAGAACTTGAAAAAGAAGACGGCGGAGCTTGGATCGACACTTTACAACTTGACCTGGAAGGAATGGACTACTCCTTCTGCTGTATCCCGTTCCCGACTGCGGGCGTCGGTGGGCCGCACATCCGCGACCGGCTCTATTGGGGAGCCTTTGCAGCAGAGCAAAAGGTCGACGGAAGAGGACCAGCAGCTCGAGCTAGGAGACTTGTTGAAAAAAACGAGCGGTACGCACAAATCCGGCGAGATGTCATGTGCCACTACGGCGGACCTGAGCCAAAGTGCAATTGCTGTGGCGAGTGGCGGTATGAATTCCTTGCACTTGACCACATCAACGGTGGAGGATCTGCAGAAAAGCGTGAATTTGGATCAAGAGGTCGGTGGCGACAAATACAGCTCGCAGGATACCCACCAAGCTACCAGGTACTGTGCCACAACTGCAACCAAGCCAAGCACATTCTTGGAGTCTGCCCGCATGTCACTGAGCGGGTGGGTGACACCGGCAGCAAGGGACTACAAGGACACGGAAGGAATGGCGACCACGGGCACCAACCCGGATGGCTCGACACGCTCACGGCTGGACCAATTGCTGCGGCAGGCGAGTTTGGCAGGCTGGCCAACCTGTCGGGAATCGGACGGCGAGAAGAACGTGCGGACGTTGGAGGGCGCGCTGTCGGAAATGGAGCGCAAGGGCTCTCCGCAGGACTTGTGCATGAGCGCAGTGTTGACGGGCTGGGGCACACCGACAGCCAGCGAACCGGGTGGGACGGGCGAGCAGTATCTGGCCAGATCACAGGGCAAGACCGGCAACACCTTCCCGTCGATACTCACGCATCAGGTTGCGATGGCAGGTTGGCCATCCCCGGGAGCGAACGACACGACGGGCGCGGAACAGCGGGAACAGCGGTCAGCGGGCGGTCTAATGTTGCGGGACATTCCTCACCTGTTGACGGGATGGCCGACTCCGACATCAACGGACGCCAACCGCGGTGGACTTCCACCTCGCCCGCAGGATACAGGGATACCGCTCACACAAATGGTAGCGCTGGCCGGCCCGGCCCGGTTAACGGTTTCTGGCGAGATGCTGATTGGCTCCACTGCCGCGATGGCAAGTGGCGGCCAGTTGAACCCGGCACACAGCCGCTGGCTTATGGGTTTCCCCGAAGCATGGGCGACCTGTCACCCGAACTACAGCGACTGGCAGCAGTGGCAGGACTTTCTAAGGCTTCACTCAAGCGCGCAAAGCAGTTCCGAGTCGGAAGCCTCCGAGGTTATGGAAACGCCATCAACGCAATAGCTGCACAGGCATTCATTGAATCAATTTTGGAACCATCATGAAGACCGCATACAGAACCGCCAGCCACGCCAAACGCCGCTGGCAATCTGACCCCTTTGCCATCTACAAAGCAGTAGCCCGCACCACCGGATTCAACCAGGACGAACAAGTTCAGTGCGCCCTGCCCGTTCGCCTTGCCTGGGATGCACTGCGCAATGGGACGGCATCAGGCGACGACATTGCAACCCTGACCGATGTGATCGCCATCTGCATCGTCGCCAGTGAGCGGATGGACGCTCTGGTTCAGGAAACGTGCGATGCCGCGCGGATCGCCATGAGCAAAGTCGCAGACCGCTATCACCGCGTGAAGCGCTGGGGCGTGGATGCCAATGCCCTGCGAGACATTCCGCCGATTGTGGATCTGTACGAAGAGCTATTGCGCAATGCAACTGGCGGGCAGATGGAGCAGTGGGTGGGCGCCGTTCATGCCGTGAAGGGCCGGATGCAGGGAGTGGCGGCGTGACCACCAAAGAACGCACCTGCGAGCAAGGCTGCAACGGTTGCGAAGAGTGCACCGACTACGACGACGAAGACACAGAGTGCCCGCGCTGTCACGGTGATGGCCGCGACCCGTGGAATGACTAACTTTTTGTGTGCCCACTTTGCCAAGGAGAGCAAACACCATGACCACCAAAGACGAGGCCGAGAGGCTGGCAAAGCTGCAAGAGAACAACGACTACAGCGAACCGCTGACAACCGCCGCACTTCTGCGCTCCCAAGCAGCGGAGATTGAACGGCTTACGGGAATCCTTACCATGAATGAAATGGCCTACAACAATAACAAGTTTGTGCTTGACCAAGAGGTTGCCGCAAACGAAGCCCTGCGCACAGCGAACGCCAAGCTGGTGCAGGATTTAGATGCAGTACACGATGTGCTGCTGGATATAGGCCACAAGGCGCACGACGCGTCTACTGGTCCCGCCGTTCCTGATGTTCTGTGGGAGATTCGTGCAATGGCCTACGACGCCATCAAACAAGGAGAACAATGATGATGCTTTTCAAAGGAGATATTGCCGACGTTGACTTTCGCTTTGTTACTACGGATGAAACCACAACACAGATTCCAAAGTTGCAATACCGAAAACTGGTCGGTGTGAATGACTTTGGGTGCCGGTGGAGTCCATGGACTGATGTTCCGCTGGTCGTAATCAAACAAGGAGAACAACATGCTGACTGAACAAGAGCGCGAAGCCCTCAATGAGGCACTGCTGATAAGCCTAAGTGATCATGCATTCGACACCATCGAAGCAGCAGTGCTGGCAAAACTCCGCGAATGCGTGGCGTTGCCAAGTCCGGTAGGAGAATGCACTGTTCCTGCTGACAGCTATGTACTGCAAGAAGGCGACACCGTAAAGCTGATCGATGCTTACAGCAAAGCCCAGCTACTCGACTACGGCGACCGCCGCGCTGCGGCTGCGAGGGTGCAGATGAATGAAGAGTGTGCGGCACTCTGTTCAAACTTCGGTGGGTTCAAGGACGGCTATGAATGTGCAAGTGAAATCCGCGTCATGCTGGAAGCAGCACCAAAGGAGACACCATGAGCAACGAAACCGAGCGTGATGGCAACTACGACCGCGCTTGCCGTGACCCGCGAGACAACTGCCCAACCGAAGGAGCGGTACTGCAACGTGAATGGCGTCAAAAGACAGCCACGATTGCGATGCTGACCAAGATGACAACGGGCCTTGGAACAAGTAGCACCGAACTACACGACACGCTGCGCGGGCTGTACATGGCGCTGCGCGACCGCCACCACGGGCGCATGCCAGACGAGGTGCAAGCGGCCTACGACAAAGCGGGCGAACTGTTGCGTAGACATGAGGTAACACCATGAACACCGAGAGCAAGCAGCGGGAAGCGTTTGAGGCGTGGGCGCACGCTACCAGTTCCTGCGTACCAGATCTGAAATCAGCAACAGCCGTTTGGGCTTGGACTGCATGGCAAGCCGCCCTCGCGCAGAAGGAAGCGCAGCCGGTGGAGCCTGTGGCTTTTCCTTTGGAATCAAGTGCCGAAGCCGCCACGGCCATCGCGGCTGTGATGGCTGAGTACAACTACCCAGCGAACCCAGCTAACGCTGCAAGAGTCGGATGGAGAGCGGCACGCCTTTACACCGCACCAGTCACACACATTGGAAAAGGGGAATCCAAATGACTGGCGAAGTATTTGGACGGCTTACCGTAATAGGCCCATCCGACGAAAGGCAACGCGGGGAGCGCTTGTGGCAATGCCGATGTGAATGCGGAGCCACGAGGTTGCTGCTTTTACATGCGCTTCGCAAAGGCAGAATTAAAAGTTGCGGTTGTCTAAAAATAGATAGCGCAAAGGCTATATGCAAAGACTTGGCGAAGAAACACTGCACAACCCATGGAATGGCCTATTCACCAGAGTACAAATCATGGAATGGAATGTGGCAACGTTGCACAAATCCAAAAGCCAAAAGTTATGAACTTTACAAAGACCGAGTTCCGCCTACTGAGTGGAAGGATTTTTCACAATTTCTCCGCGATGTTGGAAGTAGGCCATCGTTGGCGCACACATTGGAACGGGTTGACAACAATAAAGCGTATGGGCCTGGCAATACGATTTGGGCTTTGCCTGAAGTGCAGCACAAGAATACAAGCGCTAATAGATGGATTGAATTCAAGGGGGAAAAGATGATAGTGGCTGACTGGGCAAAACGTATTGGCATCAGCAGGGGTGCAATGAGCGCACGCATCGCGAAGTGGCCTATTGATCGTGCGCTTACAGCGCCAAAAAGCGTAACTCACAACGATGCCGCCATCGCCAAGGCTCGCGCTGTTCCGGGGGTGTGCAATGGCCGATAGAGGCACACAAGACTGGCGGACCCTGATTGTGCGTGACGACGCGGTGTCCCGGCTGTTCCTGAAACGGAGTAGCGGGCGCTTCGATGGGACTCCAGATATTTGGTGGGATCGCCCGTTGTCTGATGCTGAGGTAGCGGCCTTGCTCGACAGTCCGTTCAGCATTTTGAAGAAAGACGAGGTGAACCATGACTAACCTGCGCGAACTGGCAACCAAGGCTACTCCGGGGCCGTGGGTGTGGGATGACGACTGTGTATCAGAAAACTATGACGCAAATGAAAGAGCGCCGTGGTTAACAACTGGAAATGGTGATACAGCGGTCATAAAAGGAGAGGTCCGTATCCCGAAACCTTCTGACGCAGCCTACATCGCCGCCGCCAGCCCAGACGCTGTTATCGGGCTACTCGACCGCATTGACCGGCTGGAGGCCCGGTGCGCGGAACTTGAATCGCGGGTCGAATCAATAAACGATGACCGGAACTACATTCAAGGACAGCTGCGTGAATCAAAAGTCAAGTGCGCGGAGTTTGAGCGGGATGCTGGAAGGTATCAGTGGTTGACCGATGACCACCCAGAACTTGAAACACGCAAGCAACTTATTGATATTGCAGGTCGTCTGTGGTGTATGGGAAAGGGAGCAGCAGACGCAGCTATCGACGCAGCAATTGCGGCATCCGTGCCGAAGGGGGAGTGATGGACCTAGTACAACCAAAATTGCCGCCCGTGAGATTCTTCCCGGACAAACCCGGCGAGCAATACCGGCCATGCAACGGAAGCGAAGGCGAGTACTTCCACTCCATGTGGTGCTCAGAGTGCGAACGTGACAAAGCGATGAACGGGCAGGCCACCGTGGAAGAAACCGACAAAGACCCGAGCTTGTACTGCGAAATTCTGAACCGATCGTTTCGCAGTGATGAACCATTGCCGGAGTGGACATATGGCGATGACGGCCAGCCGTGCTGCACTCAATTTGTGCCAGTTGGCCAGCCAATCCCTACACCGCGCTGCACCCATACCGATGACATGTTTGATAGCGAGGCCAACCATGAATGACACCAAAGACCTACAGAATCGGCTGCGCGGAGTAACTGAATCTGTTGGAATGACAGCACAGGGCGCGCTGACTGCCGCTGCCGCCGACGCACTCGAAGCGCAGGACAAGCGGATAGCGGAGCTTGAAGACCTAGCCCAAGGCCGACTAGAGCAGATGGAATCAGACCGCAAGCAGGCGCTGAGGTGGCGGGATGAGCTTGCTGCGCGGAAGTGGCAAACGATTGAGACAGCGCCAGAGCCAGAAGTCGATACTTATGGGAACTGCTCAATGGTTCTTGTTAACTGGAAGCGCAAATCTCGTGATGAGAGCCTGCCTACCATTGACGTAAGCAACACGCTTTATTTAGCAAGAAACCTAGACAAGGCTACCCACTGGATGCCACTACCAGCAGCACCGGGAGCGAATCATGTCCAAGGGTAGCGCGCGCCGCCCAGGCTCGGGCTATGCCGATGGATGGAGCCGAATATTTGAGGGCAAGACTGCTGAAGAGCGCCAAGCTGGCGGTCTCGTTGAATGGCCGACCGAACTTCAAATGATCGAGTTCCGACGCAGTTCGGTTGCCGCAATGGTGCAGGAGAAATACCCTGAAAGCGATGGTTATCTTGGCCCGCGCATTCACAGTAATTTCCGGTGCAAGGTCAACGGCCAAGATATGGGCATGGACTCTGGTTTCGAGGTGCTGACAAAGATCGGTATGGACTACGTGCTGGAAGCCATTGAGCTACCGGATAAGACCTGCCAGCACTGCAAGTACTACGTCAAAGAGTACTCGTGGTTCGAATGCATAAACAAGGAAGTTGTGTCGATGGCAAAGGCAGACTATGGGCCTTCTTTTGAGCCGCCTGCTGATTTCTGCTGCAACCGTTGGGAGAAGAAGGAATGAACGACGAACTACTTGACTTGAGCGACCTGGCCAGCATGTACCGGTGCACCAGGCGGCATGCAAGGGACGTGCTGACGAAACTGGTAGGATTCCCCCCAGTTGCGCCAGGATCGACGCAGCGTAGGCCGCTCTGGCTGCGCATTGAAGTTCGGGCTTTTATGCACAGAAAACCCGCAAAACCACGCACAAATCCCGCACAAGAATCCGTTTCTCTCTGAGTTATGGTCCGGCCCCGGGCACCAATTGTGTGCATTTAAGAGCTGTTACGTTACAGCTACACTACAAGCCTCCCGAGTGGAGGCTTTTTTGTTTCCCGCATCTCCACGCATTTTTCCCGCAAAACGATCCCGCACGGCATGGCCTACATCAGACGGTATAAGGACAAGTGGCGCGCTGAAATTGAGCGTAACGGAATCCGTTCTAGCAAGGTATGCGACACCAAGCGTGAGGCCCAGGCGTGGGCGCTGGAGCAGGAAGCCAAGGCAAAACGCTCCCGGGCCGGAGGCAACAAGACCTTTGGAGACGCCATCGACAAATACAAGGAGTCGGTCAGCAGCAAGAAGGATGGGGAGGTATGGGAGGTTCGCCGCTTGGAGACTATGCGGGAATACTTCGGCACCGATGCGGGATTGCTGGAGATTGACACCCCGCAGATCGCCCAGTGGAGAGATGACCGGCTGAAGGCAGTCAGTTCCAGCACCGTCGTTCGTGAGGCCAACCTGCTACGAAACCTGTTCAACATCGCCCGCAATGAGTGGCGATGGATGGATCAGGAACCGTTCCGAGGGGTGAAGTTGCCAAAGGAGAATGCGCCACGGCATCAGGTGTGGACGTGGAAACTGATCAAGCGCGTGTTGCGCGCCGAACGCAGCGGCAAGACCAGGGAGATGCAGGACGCCTTCCACATCGCTCTACGCACTGGCATGCGACTGGCAGAAGTGTTGGCCGCCCCGGAGAACTTCGATGCACAGCGCCGGGTTGTCACCATCAAGACCAAGACGGAGGCCAGGGCACAGATCCCAATTGGCCGGGTCGCTGCAAAGTTGCTGGTTCGTCCAGCGTTTGAGGTTGGGCCCAATGAGGGGAGTGTCTTGTTCAGCAAGCTCTGCAAGGAACTACTGATCGAAGGGCTGACGTTTCACGATACCCGCGGCACCGCTTTGACCCATCTTTCCAAGAAAGTTGACGTCTTGACATTGGCCAAGATCAGTCGGCACAAGGATTTGAGCCTGCTTTCCAATGTGTACTACCGGGCCACGGCCGAGCAGATCGCCGCGAAGATTTGATTCCCCGCATTCTCAATGCACGAAAGCGGTGACATTCCAAGCGGATGTTTTTACAATCCGGGCATGCTTAAAAAGATCGTCCACTGGCTGGTCGCCATAGCCCTGGTGCTGCAGCTCTGGTCCTGCGTCTTCATGGGCGTGAGCTTCATGCCGGCGCAGCCCTGGTGATCATGGCGCTACAGCCCTTGCTGCTCTGTCTTTCTGGGCATTGATCTTGCGGATCAGTTCCCGCTTCTCGTCGCTTGACTTGGAACTGCGCTCGATCAACCGGATGCGCTCATTCAGCATCGCCTCACTGCGTTTCACAGTTTCAACGCTTCGATAGCGTCCCAGCTTGTCGCGGTTTTCTTTGGCGAATTCCTGCGCCTCGGCTGTTTTCCCCTGCTTCTGCAGCGCGCGCCAGGTGCCGTAAACCTGCTCCAGTTCCTTGGCCTGGTCGTACATTTGCGACACATACCGGCTTGGCGCGTCTCGCAGATCGCTGGCCATCCCACCGGTAGCCGCTTTCCAGATATCGGATGATGCCCGCTCATTTTGTCCTGTCGCTGGTCGGGCCAGCACGTCGGCCGCACCAACCACAAATGACCCGAGCCACCCGAAGTAGCCGCGCAACATGCTGTCCACCTGAACGGGAGACAGGGATTCTTTGCCGGCCAACTCGGTGACTGCATTCAACCCGGTGCTGATGGCGCGCGCAGTCATGCTGGTGCGGTCGGTGAACCGGTACTCAGATTTCAGCTTGTCCATGCCCATCGTTTCAATTGGCCGGCCGCTGAAGCTGTCCTTGTTGGAGTACACGTCCAGCATGGGTTTCACCAACTGCGGGACTGGGTTCATGCTCAGATTGTCACCCAGCAAGGTCATGACTTGGTTCATGAATCGCTTGTTCGTCATCTCCTTGTCGAAGGCCAGTTCAAACCCGCGTTCCGCCAGGGTGGCGACGGCCCCGATTTCAAATGGCTTGGGAATTCGGAAAGCCTGGCCACCAAACTTGAACCACCAGAAATTGTTACGATCCCATTCCTCGCGCTTCTTCCAGTCGTCATCATCCCCATAGGCCGCAAGCAGCGCCAGCGAGAACACCGTCACGGCGCCAAGCACGGCACCAAAGCGGGCCGGGTTTTCCTTGGCCGATTTGCCCAATTTGTACAGGCCCTGGATGCGGGCATTGAAGAACGGCACCACCTGGGTCAGGAAGCGGATCGAGGTGAACGACCCTTGCATGCTGAAGTCCATCAGGTCGCGCGCCTGTAGGCTGGCGTCCGCATGGCTCAAGCCCTGCTTCTTGAGCTGGTCGTACAGTGCCGCCCGGTTGATCGCCTCGCCGCGGTTCCCCAGCTCGTTGTAGGCTGTGATGCCGGGTTCGATGAACTTGCGATAGAAGGCCTTTACCTTGTGGTCACTGTTCAGGATCGTGGCGTCATCCACACCAGATTCCACCAGGGCCTGTACGCGCTTGGCTTCCGATCCTTCCAGCATGGTCCCGAAGTGGATCGTTCCGCCGCCAGCAAGCAGTCGGAAATAGGAATCGCTCTTGGGGTCCGTCAGTTTCCAGCCCTGGGCGATGTTGGCGGCCGGGTTGTAGTTGATGTTCCCGGTTCCGATGACCTGCACGCTGTCCCGGATCAGGTTGCGGATCTTGAAGAACGGGCTTGCGGTCACACCAACGGTCAGGACATGCTTCATGGCGCCCATGGCATTCATGACCGGATTGCGCATGCCGGCGTATTCCAGGGCGTTCAGAGCCGTCATCAGGAACGGGCCATCCCCGGTGTTGTCGATCAGGCTATACCGCTTCTGGCCGCCGTCCATGAACCACACCACGCCGTTCTTGTTGTGCACGCTGGCGCCCATGCTGGCTAGGGTTGATTGATTGCCACCGGTAGCAACCCCCATGCGCTCCGCCGCCTCGATGGTGGCCTTGGCCGCCCGGTTCTTGGCGCTGGCGTCCAACAGATGCGCCCAGTTCAGAAGCGTGTTGTCCAACAGATCAGTGTTGAGAGCATTCTTGCCACCCTTCAACTCCTTGAATGCTTGCTGGCGCAGCACGCTACCCTTCACGCTCATGCCGCGCACACCGCCGCCGTCCTCGTCTGCCACCCGGTAGAACGGCACATAGAACTCATGCTCCCAGACCTTGCGGCTGGCGCCGTCGATCAATCCAGACTGCTCGGCCATGTCCAACACGTTCTTGTTGAACTCGTTGAAAACCCGATTCGCGTCAGCGTAGATCAGCGTGCGGTCGCGCGTCACCCGGCCGGCGCTTGGTCCGGTCTGGACGGTGTAATCAAAGTCAGTCGTTTCGCTGGCCAGGGTCTTCAGGTCGGCAATGTCCTGGGCACTGAAAAGGTTCTCTCTGCCCTCGCCCGCCAGGCGCTCCGCCCGGTTGGCGGCCACCCAGCGCATGAAGTCATGGTGTTCACCCTGCAGCGGGATCAGCAGCTTGTCGATGACGCCGCCCTTGTTGGCTTCATCAAAGTCGTAGACGCCATCCGTCAACTTGAGCTTGCCGCCCTGCAGCAGGGATTCAAATGCACCGCTGGCGCCCTTGGCCAGGCGCAGCAGGCCGTAGGCGTTCTTGTCCAGGTCTTTGACTGGGGCGAACTGGTCAGCAATGCCTTGGGCCAACTTCTTGCCGGCGTCTTTCCACATGGCTTGTGCACGCTCTTTGAGCGTCGGGGCGTCGACATCGAAGCCCACATTCTTCATCGCCCGCAGTTGCTCGGGCGTGTGCTGGCGGTTGGTCTGCCCGACTATCCGACTGAACTGGATGCTGCCTTTGGGATCAATTACCTGGTCGGGCTCAAAGGCAACGATGTGCAACTCTTGCTTTCCAAGGTGCCGTGCGCTGATCAGGATCCCGTCATAGCCCTGCTTGCGCAGATTCTCGCGGTATGCGTGGGCATCGTCTACAGAATCAAAGCCCTGGAGTTCATCGGCGCGGATCAGCTTCGGATTGCGGATGTCCAGGTTGTGGCTGGATGCAGTACCGTAGGTTTGCGCCTCGCCTTTGCCGGTCGTGAACCAAACACCCAGACCGGAGCTGGGGTTACCACTCGCCTTGCCTAGGCTGGATTTTCCGAAGTGGGAGATGTGGAGCGGTTCTGCTGCCCCGCGGTAGACCGTGATTGGGCGGCCTTCTCGGCTGATGCGAGTTGCGCTAGACCACCCGCGTGGTGCGGGTTCTCCGCCAAGACTTGTTGCCATGTCTTGCTCGGCATCTTGTCGTCCGATGCCAGGAGATTCGCTATTTCCTGCTGTTCGTTCATTTTGGTCAGTTCCTGAATTGATAGTAGTTGATTTATCGGAATTGTCAAAATCCTTGATGTAGGCCGAATTCTCCGGATTCTCCATCTGGGCAATACCGAACGCCAGGTTCACCATGTCCTGGGCCTTGAAGGTTTCAGGTTTTCCGGTGATCTTGGCCCAAACCATCTTCAGGTTCTGACGCACCGACTCCAGCCAGCGCGCGACAGTTCCACGGCCGGCGGACATGTCGGGCTTGATACCCATCTTGATCGCCGCTTCGACTGCGTAGGGGAACAGTTCCTGGTTGGACAGTTCAACGCCAACCGCTTCGACCTTGCTGCGCGCGTAGTTGTAGACGGCGTACTCGTTGCTTTCCTGATCAGCGTTGGCCCAGGTGCCGATGACGCCGTGCAGGCGGTCCCATCCTTCCTTCCCGAGCACCGTTTGGCCGTGCTTGTGCATCAGTTCGTGGGCCAGAACGGCAGTCTCTGCACCTTCGCGGATGTTGTCTGCGATCAGGAAAATCGTTTTGCTATTGGGGTCAAAGAATCCCTGCGCTGCGCCGGCATCGCCCTCGGACTCGATGTTGACCGACTGCCCTATCAGCGGCTCCCACGTGGACTTGATTTCGCTGGCAGTGGTGGCAACTATGCGGCCCAGCTTGTTGGAACCGTCCATTCCGGTCAGTTCCTTGATGGCAGACTGCAGGGCGGTGACTGTGGTCGGGGTGCCGAATGGGTTGCGCGCAAACCGAATGTCCGGGTTCATGCCGTCGAACTGGCCGTTGTTTCCGGTGGCGGATTTCACGCCAGCCGGGTCAAAAACAACAATTTCTTTTGATGCATTTGCCGAACCAACTTGGTTTTCTTTGTACTCAAGGATTACGCCATCATGGCCTTTATCCTTCAGTGATTGAGTCCATGCATCCGCAGCATCTCTACCAGCTTGCGCGCCACTTCGATTTGAAATTAATTGCAGCCGCTGTTTGTCTGCAATGGTCGCGTAGTAAGGATTCTCAATCCTCGCATACAACTTCATCACCGAAGGCTCAGATGAACCAGCCTTCAAATTGCTATAAGAGCGGGCCATATTTTCAGAGTCTGTCGCATAAACGCCAGTCCCAAGCCACCCCGTATCTTTCCTGTTCGGGTGATCCAGGTCAAACACATTGAAACTGTCAGCAGTCCCGTGGTACACCACCAGCGGCTTGCCGTCAGCGTCAACCACCTTGGAGTCACCGAACCACTTGCGGAATGCTGGCGTGTCGGTTTGACTATCTCCGCGGCTGAAAGCGCCGCCACTATCCGGCGCGGTGGATTCATTCGGCTTCGGCTCACGAATCATCGTGTCGCGGGTTGTGAAGTCGCGGCTGCGGCCCTTGTTTTCCTTGAACCCAAAGCCCTTGTAGAAGTCAATCAACCGGCCCTTGCTTCCGCCAAAGTCAGATGATGGGGTTAGGGTGATGCGTTGAACGGTCGAGTCGGCGTAGTCCAGCAGTTGCTGCATCGCCTTGGTGCCAACTCCTGAATTACGATCCTTGGCAGGAACTTCAATGCGCGACAGTTCAATGGTGCCGTTCTTTTCGCTGATGGTGTTCTTGATGCCAAGCGCATCCCATGCAGCGGCTATGTCTTTGACTGATTTTGCTTGTGCTGGCGCTGCTTCGTCGCGTTGCTTCTTCGGGTCGTATCCCCATTCCTGGATTGAGTCCCCATTGGTGAACAACTCGTCGGCGCGCACAGTCTTCTGGATGATCTTGTAATTCCCGTTCAGCGCCCCATCGCCATGGTCCTTGGCGTATTGGCGGTCGATGGTTACCCAATCACCTTTACCAATTTTTGCGGTCACCTCTTTGGGTACGGCGCGGAAGACAGTTACGGGGTGACCAGGGCGTCCTTTAAGGCTTCGGACAATAGACATTGCGCGCGTATCCGAACCGTCGCCAATACCGTAATACTGCTGACCTTGTGGGCCATAGAAGTCGTCTGGGTAGGTCCCTTTTAGGTTATGCAGCGGGGCGCCACTGTCATGCATTGGGGCCTCGTGCTCACCGCGATACGACTCTTCCTGTTTCGACGGCTCTGCTGCTTCTGCTTCACGAATCTCTGCATCAATAGCACGCATGCGCTGCAAGGCATTGAAGGCTTTTTCCGGGTCGGACTTTTGAAACTCGCGATAAACCAATGCGTTCTTTTCGCGCTCAGTTTGCAAGTCGCCCAGTGAAATGTCATCGGCAGAGCGCCCGCCTTGGTTGCCGACGACATCTTTGGATTTCGTCACGGGCTCATTTGTACCACGGCTGAACATTGCCACGCCTTTGGAACCGTTCTTCATCGCATCAACCATGCGTTTCCAGTCGCGCGGTGCAATATCCAATACTCGGTTGAACTGGAACGGCATCCCCCATTCCCTCTCTGTCATTTCAGCTCTAGCGGCAGCAACAGCTTGATCCATGGTGACAAACTTGTCATTGCCAAGCAATACATCGCCAGGGCGTTCGTCCGTATGGGCAAGTTTTCGCAAGTCCATCGTCTCCGAGCTTGCGGAACTTCCGTATTCAACTTTAGGAATTCCCTTTATCGGCTTCGCCTCTTTCCCGCCATCCTTCACCCACGCATCCCGAACCGCCTGCATCACCTGGGTCTGCTCAATCTCCAACTCTTGAATCTTGTCCTGCACCGCCGACAGCATGGCCTCCTGCTCGGACTGGCCGCGAGCCTGGTACTCGGCTGACGTGTCGAACAGTTCGGTGTGGTTGATCTTCCCCAAGAACTTGGCGATGCAATCTTTTTGACTCATTGGAAAAACTCCGTTTTTGCAACCTGCATCAGCAGTGCAATGACAATTTGCTCTTCATCGTCTTCGTTGTGATCGATGATGGGGATGTTGAACCTGCTGGGCTTCGAGCCTGGGGTGACGTAGGTCGGGAGCCGGTAGCCTCCACCGCCGCCCGATCCACCGCCGATTGGCCCAATGTCTGGCGGGATGATGATAGGGACATCAGGCGTCTTGTCGGCAAACGAACCATTGCGCCGCGCGCCGTATCCGCCAGACCCAAGACGGGTGATGACGCCGACCGGATGGGTAGAACCACCTCCGGAGCTGGTCTTGCCAGCAAATGACCCGGTTCGGCGTACACCGTAGCCCCCTGGGCCCGGCCGGGTGATGACTCCAACGGGGTGCCCGTCGCCGGATGGGGTCTTGCCGGCAAACGGGCCGGCCTGCTTTACGCCATAGCCACCCGATCCGAGGCGGGTGATCGCCATTTACGTGATGGTGAACGTGTCACCAGAAACGGCTGCCGTCGTCAGTGCCGTGACCGTCAGGACGGGCGTTGCCGATGCGCTGCTGGCCGTGATGTCGGTCGCCTGACCTCGCAGGGCCGCTGTGGTCGTGTCGTCAGCAAAAGTCAGAATGCGCCCCTTTAGCTGATCCGCAACGCTGGTTGCCGGCGTCACCGAGTTGGTCACGATGCTGGTCGTCGTGCTGGCCGCCCCAACGGTTCCGATCACGTTACCTTGCACCGCGCGCTTGAATGCTGCCAGGGCCGTGGTGCTGGTTCCAATGGCGCCCAAGTCGGCATCCATCCGTCCACCAACTAGCGCGGCCGGGATGCGGGTCTGGATGTTGTCCAGGTCGGATTGGATCGTCGTCAGCGCGCCAGCGTTTGGCAGTGCATCGGTTACCGCCTTGATCGCGGCCACTTCGGTATCGATGTAGGTTGCCACTGTCGCCAGATCTGCTGCAGTTGCCAATCCTGCCTGAATCTCGGTCGTGAAGTCTGCCGCCGTTGCCGCCGCCGTGATGACATTTGCCGCCAGGCCGTTGACAACCGTCACCGCCGCAATCGTGCGGGTCTGCACCTCGTCGGCCACTTGAGCTGCTGTCGGGGCCGTGGCTCCCACAATGGCATCCGCTGCGATGATGGCAAAGGTGCTGGTCACATCCGGGTTTGTCGCCCAGGCGCTTACCGTGGCTACCTTGGTTGTACCGTTGTAGGCCGTGCAGTACCGGCCCTGCCCTGCTCCGGTTCCACCCGTCAGCACGATCAGGTCATTCTTGTAGAAGTCTGTCACCGCCGATGCGGATGCGTCCAGGGTGATCGATGTCGATGCCCCGGCCTGCGCCGTGTTGCTGCGGATCGAAACCATGCCGGTATCGGCTGCGAAGGTCGCGCGGTCAATGGCGCCGTCTGCAATGCCTGCCGCGGTGATCGCGTTGGCCGCCACGGCTCCCACACTGGCGTCCATGCGGCCACTGACCAATGCAGCTGGCAGGCGG